GATAATCTGTAAAATACCCACTTTGTGCCTCCCTATAGTGGCTAACAAAAAATTCAGTGCGACCGCGAGTAGCCCTGCTATATCACCCGCCAACGGTGGCGCGGTCGCGGTAATTTAGGCGTTATGCGGCAGCCACCATTACCGGCTTCCCGGTAGCAGCAGCCAAAACATGCCGAGATATTCCGTTGCAGATCGCCGGAAAATCGCAGGCCGAATACAGCTTGGCGTTCTTCTCAATGCGGGCAGCGAACCCCAGAGACTCAAGAAAATCTGACGAGACATTAAACCCGAGCCTGCGGTTGATCTCCCCGAGATTTATCACGGCACGGCGTTGTTCAGGAGAGGAGGTGTTTTCCGCTGGTAGTGATGATGGGGGGGGCGGAGATTCTTTTGCGTCTTGTGTTGAGACGGTGGCTGGCTGACTCTGTTCAGCCTTTACTTTCTCCGCCGCCTTGGCTTCTTCCTCCGCCCGGATCTTCTCGCGCTCTCCCTCCAGACGCTTTTCCTCCGCCGCCTCATGTGCGTCGATCCTCTGCGTGACGATGGCCTGGAACGCTTCGATTCTGTTGGTGATGACAATCTGTTGCATGTCGGCGAACAGAAAGGCGTGGTCCTTTGATTTCTCCTTGAACCACGCAAGTTTATCGCGAACATCCTTGGCCTGTGCGTCGGCCTCGATCTTGCCTGTTGCCAAGGCCACATCTGCCTTGTCCTGAATGCTGGAGATTGTCTTGAGCCCCTTGATCGCCCCGCCGAAATCTGGGGCCGACACGTTGAGGGTAATCGGCTTAATCTCGGACTCAAGCGCCTGGACATGCTGCACGAAAGCCGTGCGCGCCGCAGTGACGATAGCTGTCTTGCGGTTCTCCTTCTCGGCCTTGATAACCTTCTCCAGCATGAGACGGGTATCTCTCGCCGTCTTGGCGTATGCTGCCACTGTGCGGCGCATGGCATCCACGTCAGACGCTTGCGCCAATGCGTTGGCCTCGGCTGCTTCCAGCGCGTTCTGTGCGCTCACAAGCACCTTGACAGCGGCCTCGGCGTTGGCAAAGTCCTGGTCTGTTTCCGGCTTGAGGTTGATCCGCTGGACAAATTCGCCCAGCTTGGCACCGAAAATATCCAAATTGGATAGGATGGTAATGGCCCCAGAGGTTTGGATTGACAGAGCCGGCAGGGCCTCGGTTGTTTCCGCTACCGGAGCAACAACCACTTCTGCCGGTACGTATTCGGCCAGGTCTTTTTCAAACTGTGTCCAGCCGGCCAAGATGCGCTCAAACCACTCGGTATCAGGCAGGACTTCCATGCTGACCATTTTTTCCTCGGTGCCATCTGAGACTGTGAAGATCAACATTTCGGCGCCAGTTACCATCAAGTTCTGGTAGCACTGCGGCTTGTGCTCCTCCGGCAAAATCCCGTTGCGCACGGAATCGGCCAGCTTTTCGTTCCACTGCTTATGCTCCCAGGCCACATCACCAGCCATGGTTTTTCCGTCGCAGGACGCCGAAATCTCCCCCCGCGAACAAACCACGGGGTAGAGTTTCCGGCCAAGCTGCTTCTCAACAACTGGTCTGGCCATGGCTTCTACTTCATGCCCATAGTCCAGAATGTTTTTCTGCACCCAATCGCAGAACTCCTTCCCGATACCAGTTGACTTCAGGTGTAGCAGTTCGGTGCGGGTGGTTGTCTTGGAAAGGCCAAGCATGGCCGCTGCCTCGCTTGTCCCATGGTGATTGAGCCGGAACGCGGCCCACTCTGGAGAACCCTGGACAAGTTCGTGTTCTTCAAGATCAAAAAGCTGAAATTCCTTGAGATCCATATTATTCACCTTCCTCATTGTATCCACAGGCATCACATACCAGCGGGTTATGTTCGCAGTTGCCGCATGGCGGGTTGATGTGGCATGAACAGTTTTCAACCGGGGCATAGTGCATCTTGCCAAGACACCCCGGCTCCGAGCAGGTATCGCCCTCTTCTAAACAATCAACTCCTCCCCATTGTTCTGTTTTCATGCCCCCTCCTCTTCCCACGCGGCAATCTGCATTTGCTGCTCATCGGTCAGTATCATTGAGGTTTTCGCCGTGGCGATGATCGCCTTGGCTTTTTTCTTCCCACCCCTGACCAGGGGCTCCCACTCCTTCGCCAGCTCGGCAAATAGCTCGTCGGTGCAGGTCTCAAGTTTCGGCGCAAGCTCTTCCTTGCGCTTTGCACATAGGGAAAGAAGTTCTTTTTGTTCTTCTGCAGATAGGTCTTTCTGGCAGGACTTTACGTTGTCCTTGTACCAGGCGTTCAGGTCGTCAACGGTTTCAGTGGCATCAACCTCGGCGGCGTACTCGGCCAGGGTTTTCTTGACCGTGGAAACATCGGCACCCCTTCCTTTGGGGGTAGGGACAACAACGGCCTCTTGATAGTCCTGTGCTTCCTCTGCCGAAATGATACCCCTGAGAACATCCGGCCATACATCACGCAGGGCAAAGCCACGGGACCGCATCTGCAACATGCGTTTCGGGTACTGCTTCCACGGGCCTTCCTTTCCCCAAAGTTTCGCGGTTTCCGCGTCGGCCTTGGAAAACCTCAAAACCTGCTCAGGGTTCCCGCGACGCTTTGCCTTGCAGATTGCCGTCATGGTGGCATCTTCAAACTCTTCAATGACGTACTCGCATGAGTGGTGCGCCCGGATCAGGGCCAGCATTGCGTCACCCCAGACCGAAGGACGGCCATTTATGACGGCAATATTTTGGAGCGCCTGCATTGGAGGCAAGCCCAATTCTGCCCCCATCTGGACGGCAACCAAGACATTCCCCGGCTTGCCCTTGAAGTCTTTCGGAACAATGTCGCTCTGGGCAATAATCTTGGCGTACTCCATGGCTTCGGATAGATTCCTGGGGGAAAGGGAAAAGTTTTCTTGTCTCACAACTGGCAATGTCTCTTCGGGACTCATGCTGCATCTCCTTTTTTAAGCGGCAAGCCGCCGCACTGCTTCGATGTGTGCCTGCTTTTTTACCTGTTCGTGGTCGTCAAACTGCGGGTTGTTACAATCTGGGCAGAGGCAATAATTACGGTTTACCTCCCACCCGTGGGGCTTGGGATCTTCGCCCCACAGAAAAGTCTCGTCCTCGGCTGGGCAAAGATCGCACTTAAAAATGATCTTGACGCCCACCTACGCACCAAACCCATGCTTCGCAATCAGCGCATCCAGGCAATGCGGGGCCAAAACGGTTCTCATCGGCACCGGATACCCGCGCATAGTGGTTTTCTTGATGATGCAGACACCGGGGCCGATCTCGACATGGGCCTTGTACTGGTGCCCCCGGAAATCTATGGGGATAATCTTTTCTTGACGCGCAGCTTGTGGCATTGTACGTTTCTCCCTGTTGTTTGGTGCCTTCTACTGCGTTAAGGCCCTGGTGGTGTCGTGACCATCCAGGGCCGCTTTCTTTTTCTGGTACAGCTCGTAGTCAAGTTTGCCCTGGTAAAACCCCTCGATCATCAGCATTTCAGGCCCAGGCATGTAAAGCTGGCCGCTCTCCGCATCCGCCACAGTCAATACCTTGTGCGGGATCTCGGGGTAATTTTCCGATGGCGCAAGCTCTACGCGGACCGGCTTGCCGCCGAATTTGATTTCTACCTGTTCCATTTTGCGACCTACTCTTCCGTTTCCTCGGTGAACAGATCTTCCTTGACGTACCGGAGGGCATAGCCGTTTCTCTCAACCGCCTTGAGGCAGACCTGCTCGGTCTGGTCCTTGACGTACTGGAGGGCATCGCCGTTTCTCTCAACCGCCTTGAGGCAGACCTGCTCGGTCTGGTCCTTGACGTACCGGAGGGCATAGCCGTTTCTCTCAACCGCCTTGAGGCAGACCTGCTCGGTCTGGTCCTTGACGTACCGGAGGGCATCGCCGTCGCTCTCAACCGCCTTGAGGCAGACCTGCTCGGTCTGGTCCTTGACGTACCGGAGGGCATAGCCGTTTCTCTCAACCGCCTTGAGGCAGACCTGCTCGGTCTGGTCCTTGACGTACTGGAGGGCATCGCCGTTTCTCTCAACCGCCTTGAGGCAGACCTGCTCGGTCTGGTCCTTGACGTACCGGAGGGCATAGCCGTTTCTCTCAACCGCCTCAATCGCCAATTTTCCAGACAATTCACACTTGATAGACAATTTCTTCCATTTTTCGTACAGTCCGATCAGTTTCATTTTTCTCTCCCTGGTTGATTACGCTGCCGACTCTTCCGGCCTGGCAGCCTTCTTGTTGCACTCCGGGCAAACACACACCCATACCGTTACGCGCCACCCGTACCTTGCGGGATCTTCTCCCCACATGAAAGTGGAGTCCTCCCTTCGGCAGAGGTCGCATTTCAAAACTATCTTGGCGCCCATTACTGCCTGCTTACAAAAACAAACTGCATCGTTTTCGGGTCGAAGGACATAAAGCCAACGCACCCCAATTCATCCAGCCGTTGCTCCTCAAGCCGGGCAATCTCCAGCCGCAAGCCCTGGTTGATGTGGGCGAAGATTCCCGCATAGAGATTCAGGCAAACGAAAAGGGCGGTGATTATTTTGTCTGCACACATATCCGCACCGATCCGCGCACCGCCGCCTGATCCGCCATATCAAGGAGCAGGCACACCGCGCCAAAAATCATGGCGGCAACGAACAGGCCGGCCAGCACGGATTCTACGCGGCGAACCTTGGCCGCTTGGTCATTGAATAGATTCATGCGAGTAACTCCTGATAGATACGTTCTTCCAACACCCGTATTTTAGCGGGCAGCTTCTCGTCACGCTTCCAAGCCGCGCAACCTTCCCCCGTTTTGCTCGGACACCCTTCGGCGTCTCTCCATCTGCAACTCTTGCACCTCATTGATTGCGACACGTTGCACCCTCCTGTAATGCTCTATGGTTCGGTGGTTTGCCCCACCCTTCCCCCTGGTCTCGATACCGAAAGCCTTGAGGTCCATCTGGATCACCCGTGGCGCGACACCGAAAATCGAAGCGATGGCGATGGTGGAATGGTCCCGATACAGCAGGGAAAGGGCATGCCCCCATTGCTCCCACTTCGCAGAGGTGCAGAGCCCGGCTATTGACCACCCCAAGGAAACCAGCCATTCGCCACGGGTCTTGATCTTGCTGAGAGTTCGGCCCTTTGTTTCCGTCAGGGCATTTTCAACCGGGATGCCACTGGACATCCGCGTGTGGATGCTATTGGGGGATATGCCGTGTTCTTCTGCTAGGGCACGAATGGACGGATACAAAACACCATCGACGGTTACTGGAATACCTCTCATGCTTTTCCCTTTTGCTTTCCGCCGTTGAAGTCCACCAAAACCGACTTGCCAACTGTCGCCCGCTTTCTCGCCAACTCTGCCGGGGAAATGGGCGGATCAAACGAGCCAACCCCTTCCGGGCCGCGAAGTTTCGCAACCACAGCCGAGGCGATTGATTCTATGTCGGCGGGCGTCAGGTTCACGGGACACACGTTGACAAAAGCCGGGTCAGTGCGTCGGCGCCTGCCGATTGCTTCACCCGAAGGGCCAGAAGGTAGCTCCGCTCAACCGCTTGCCGGGTGCCCACAGGGTTTCCTCTCTCGAACGACCCGAGCTTCCCCGCACTGAACCCGGTCAACACGGAAACCTCTTGCAAGGTGATCCCCAACCCCAGGCGAGCCTTGCGGTACTTCTGGCCGTTCTCAAACCATGCGGGGCTGTTTTCCTCGATAAACTCGGCGCGAAGGCGCTCCCGCTGCTTCCGGTCCTCCGCCCTTTCTTCATTGGTCAATTCGATCATGCCTTTCCCCTCTATGCGTTGTTGTCCAAGTCGCGACCCGTTGCGTTCTTGACTGCCTGCTTGTTGAGAAACCGCTCGTAAGAATCGGTCTCCTTGAGTTTACGGACCAGGCCGATCTGCCCCTTGCCCGTGACCTTCGTGGTGAATACTGTCCGTGGCCCGTTGCTGTTGTCGTTCTCGTAGGTCTTCTCTTCCACCGTGAACCACCCGCGATCCATATATTGCTGGTACGGGAGGTTTTTGTAGTCGAGGATCTTTTCGCTCCGCAGCCATGCAAAGGTGTTGTTCCGCCCCATGGTGATCCCGGCGTTGGGGAGCATTTTGCAGAAATCACCCAGCAGGACGCTATTGGTCGCCGCAGCCACCGAGTTGTGAAACTCAACCATCGGCTTCTGCGCCTCGATAACGGCCAAGGCTTCTGTGCGCCCCTGCTCCGCAATAAGGCGCCCCTCTTCCGACTCAATGGCAAGCTGGAGGATTTCAAGCCTGGACATAGAGGCAGGGCTTGGAACGATGGCGCCCTTCTTATAGGCGAGGAAGGTGTTGATTACCTGGAGATAAAACGATGGGCTGATCCAGTTGGCGTAGGCCACGGCCAGTTGCTCGGCGGCGAAGGTGCCTGGGGCATTGCCGCCCTTTACGGTGTTGATGCAAGTGGTTGATTTATCGCCAAAGCCCGCCAGAGGGCTTTGGGCCTCAAGCTCACGAATAAGATCCTGTGTCGGCTCTGAGGCAAGCCACTTACTTGGCCTCTTGTGATCTCCTGTGCTGCTGGCCCGGTGCAGGGCGTTAAGGTTGAACCGTCCTTCGCTATCGGTGGTGATTTCAATTCCTGCAATGGTGGGGAGATTCATTGGCTTCCTCCGCTTGGCTGTGGCCTTTATCTTGCCGGGCTGGACATCTTTTTTTATTGACGGGGCCGGGACCGGCGCCCCCTTGATTGCTGCGGTTACGAGCCGACATGCCGATTCAGAAAGGAAGTATTTCCGGCTAAACGCCCTCTCGCTTGCGCCCTTAAACGATCCCCGCGCCTCAAAATCTTGCGGGGAGACAAGTCTGCCGGAAACCACCAAGCCCTCGATCACCCCTGCAACATAGGAGTGCGACTTGCCGAGTCTCTTGTGCAGGTCTACGCTGGAGAAGGTGAGATTCATGGCTGTTGCGCTACTTGCGGCTTGCCGCAGCCAAAGCAGCTGAAAACACATCTGCCGGTGGCTTGGTCAGCGAAAAGTCCAAGGGCAATCCTGCGACCTCGGATATTTTGATAGCGAGCCGCTTTGAAATCTGCCTTCTGCCTCTCAGAATATCGCTGGTATGCCCAACGGATATCCCAAGTGCTTTTGCAACCTCGGTACGGCTTAATTTCTTTTTCATCATGATGCCTCCTGGTAACTTATTAGCGCATGGCTATCATCATTGCAAGCATTTTTTAGCGGATAGCGCATTTTTTTATTTAAGCCATGCGCTTACAATGCCGAGACGGTGCAATATTGGGGGGAATCATGTTACAAGACGTTTCGGGAGTATTTCGCGCCGCTTTTTCGCATATCATTAGCGAGGCAAAACGCGGAACACAGGCCAGAGTTTCAAAGGAAACAGGTCTCTACGGGAGCCAGGTTGGCGATCTGCTTTCAGGGCGGAGGCCAGGCAGCGAAGAGCAGCGCCGGGCTATCGCCGCCGCCCTCGGTTACACCTACGAAGACATGCTCTCCCTGGGCCAGTGGATTCTTGAAGGAAAAGCCCCTGCGGAGTTTCAAAAAACCGGCCAGGTCCACCAGGCAAACATCCGCCTCACCGCAAATGTCACGGCAGGCCCGGACATCATCGGGGGGATTCCCCTGATCTCATTTGTTCAGGCGGGAGGATGGGCGGAGATCGTGGACAACCTCCAGCCTGGAGATGCCGAGGAATGGATACCCAGGATTTCCGGTGTCGGGCCTCGTTCGTTTGCGCTGCGCGTGTCCGGCACCTCCATGGCGCCGGATTACCAGCCGGGGGATATTATTGTTGTGGATCCCGACTGCCAGCACAACAACGGATCGCTGGTGGTTGCCCGGCTCAATGGCGACAACGAGGCGACGTTCAAGAGGATCGTGATCGACGGGGGCAAAACCTTTTTGGAGCCGATCAACCAGCGGTATCAGCCGCTTGATATAACCGGCAGGGACGTGACTATTTGCGGGGTGGTCCGGCAGATGTTGAGAAATGTTCAATAGAGGGGGAGGCGTGGATGTTTGGATTTCACAGCCAGAAGAAAGATTCTGAATTCGCAGAGGGGTTGGCGGCAACTGCGCTGGTATTCTCGGGGGATGAAGACGCTGGCAATCTCATGGTCCTCATCTCGGCACCTTCAGAAGAGGGCTTTCACTTCTCTGTCTCTGCGCTTAATTTTTATCTGGCTTCACTGGCGGTGCATTCATCGCTGTCAATATCAAAAGATCGGAAACAATTCATCCTTGACACCATGCTTTCTTTTTTCACTGGGAAATTGAAAAAATATGAAGATAATTTTTCAGTGAGGGACGCTATTAGAGAAAAAGATGAACTGGATTATGTCAGAAGAAAGTGGGGAGATGAAGATTGGGAAACAAATATGCACTCCCTTGTTTCCACCTTCTTCGACAAGCGAATAAATGACTTCAGAAAGGCGACGGAAAGATACCCAAAAAACCCAGTTGCTGCGATAGGAGCAACATTCTATGTGCATGTTCACGGCGGAAATAACTCAGATGCAGCAGTATCTCAAGGGGCCACACACGCTTTCATTGAGTCCACGTTTGACGCTATTTCCTATGCTTGCAAGTCAGAAGGCCCACGTTAGGAGATTGTTGTGTGTTTGGCTCTCGTTTACCCTGCTCCTTCTCCCCTCTTTGGCCTTTTCCTTTCCCGAAAAGCACTACCAAGAACAATGGTGCGCCAACCAGGGAGGGCAAGCAGAGGTTGTACTTGCGGACCAGACCCGGGCCGACTGCATCACGGCCACCCACGCCATCGAGTTCGATTTCGGGAGGAAGTGGGCCGAGGCCATAGGCCAAGCGCTCTATTATTCGCTTCAGACAGGGAAGAGGGCCGGGGTCGTGCTGATCCTCGACGGGCCGAAGGATCGGAGATACTGGATTAGGCTCAATAGCACCATCCAACATTTCGGGTTGCCGATTGACACCTGGGCAATTGAAAAATGACAGAGGGGAGGAAAACCATGAAAAAGACAATCTTGATCGCGATTCTTCTGTTGGTCCCAATGGTTGCACGGGCGGAGCTGGTTGTTGTGCCAGATCCACGATATGTTGACGAGGCGGCGCGGCAACGTCTTGAGCAAACACAGAGGGTGGAGGCGGCGCGGCAAGTATTTGACCGGCAGAGACAGCAAGATCAGGAGGCGGACAGGAAGGAAGCGCAGCAGAAGATTGAAGCCTACCAGAGAAGTCCCGCAGGGATACAGCAAGCAAAAGAAGAGGCTGCTAGGGCGCAGATAATCCCAGGCAAACGTGAGGCTCGGCAGAAAAAAGGCGGTAGATATGTGGAGGCAGTGGAAAGCCAAGATCGTCAACACGAAGCTAGGGCCAAAAGAGAAGCGCAAGCCTCAGAGGACAACCAGCGAAAACAACAAGAGGAAGACAACCGGAACCTAAGCGAAGGATACGCCCCAGCCGCAGGCGGAAGGACAAACATAAAGACCGGGGGGTTTCAGCAAGACGTCGGCGGAGGTACATACTTCGACATTCAGACCGGGCAATACCATTACAGGTAGGCATACAGTGTCCGTAAAATCACACCCCACCCAAAAGGGGCATTGGGTAGTTGACTACTACCTGCCCGGCAAGGAGAACGGGAAACGCATACGGGTCCGCGACAACCTGCAATGCACATACGCCTATGCCTTGGAATACGAGAAGTCTATCCGCCGCCAGAAATCAGGGGGGGCCGGGATCAACACGATCAACCCCACGATCTCCGAGGTCATGCCGCTGTTTTTGGATTGGGTCGCCCTGAACCGGGCGGAGAAAACGCACAAGGATTACGTCTGCTGCTCTAAGTACCTCCGCGCCGTGTTCGGTCGGCTGCGGGTTAAGCAGATCACCCCGGCGCATATCACCGAGTACCAGCGGTATCGAAACGGCAAGCGGTGCGCCATCAAAAAAGAGATGATCTATTTTCACCGGCTCATCGACTGGATGGGAAAAAACGACTACTGCCAAAAGGAGGGGCTTGGATTCAAGATCGAGACCGCCAGATACCAGCGCCCGCAGCCAAAGGTGTTCTCGGCGGAAGAGGCCGAGAGGTTCCTTGCCCAGATAAACGACCCCATAAAGCTGGCCCTGATCCTGATAATGTACGAGGGCGGGGCGAGGTTTGACGAGGTTGTTCAGCTTCGGTGGGGGCAAATTTCCTTTGCCAGCGACACGATAATGGTGGTGGGCAAGGGGAATAAAGAGCGCCTGGTGATGCTGCCGGCCATCGCCAAGGCCATTCTCCAGCCCCTCGCAGGAGACCCCCACGCCGACGTCGCGCCCAATCCAAAAACAGGGAAACCGTACACCTCATTCAAAACCGTTTTCCGGGGGGCCTGCCAACGCGCCGGGCTCCACGGGCTCACCCCGCACAAGTTGCGTCACTGCTTCGCCACGGATGTTCTTGAGTCCTGCGGCGACCTCCGCCTGGTCCAAGAGCTTCTTGGCCACACCGACATCAAAACCACCCAGATTTACACCCACGTTATCAAGGCCCGCAAGGTCTCCGGCGTTTCCACCATGCTCAAGATGCGGAAAGCCGCCCGCGACAGGAAAAGTGAGACAATTTGAGACAAATTCCATAAAAAAAGGGCTTCCAGAAAACCCGGAAACCCTTACCACCATGGAGCCAACGAGGAGAGTCGAACTCCTGACCTACTGATTACGAACTATGTTTCCGTATCGCATATGGTTGTTATCCCGCGATTTCACGACTGTATTTTTGTCTCAATGGGCAGGCCCCAGAAAAACAGCCCCCGGCATCAGGAGGGAGGGCCTGATCCGGGGGCACGGGCCTGACCGAAGGAGGGCGGCCAGGATTTCTATATAACGCTGCACATTTCCTTGTAAGCCTCGCACTCGCGCCGGGAAATAAACGGGCACGGTTCTTTCATCAGCCACTTCGCCTCCGGGCAATAATATCGGCCTCGCATGTAGGCGTTGCACCCCAGGCGCGGCAGTCGGATTATCACACCGACACCGGGGCATCAAAAATCTGGGGCTTGTCGTATAGGCGCTCGTAAACGTCAATCCGCTCCTCGCCAATATCTATGACCACCCCGCCCAGCTTGTTTTGCCGCTTGCCGTAATTGTCCACCATGAACTTTGCCGGATACCAGCATTGCCAGCCGGGAACACGAACAAGGGTCCGGTGCTCCATCTTCATCACCGAAAAATAGTGCCAGTGCCCCTTGACGATCAGATCAATGTCGTGCGCGATCTGCTTGCTGCCAATGGCGGCATCCATCAGCATGGATTCCCTGTCCTCGAACGAGCCCTTATACATGGTGGGGGATGCGCCGCCGTGGGTGACGAGCATCTTCTTCCCGGTGCCGCCCAGGTCGCCCACAAACAGAGCCCCCAAGAACTCCCCGCCCAACCCCTTGATTACGCTGCGGTCAAGCGAGGTGTCCAGTGAGGAGTGATAACCTGATCCGCTTACGCCGATCACCTTCCGGCCCTGGATGTGGGGCTGCAACAACTGAATGCAGGCGTCAACCTGCATCTCCAGCTCGACCGCCGTGCAGTTCCGGCCAAACTCTTTCCGGTTATTCCCCTGGCACATATCGCCAATCAGGGCGATGGTGTCCGCGTCTTTCGCTTCGTGGGTCCAGAAGTCGGCAAAATATTCGTTGAGCTGCTGCTGGGCGGGTGATGGAGAAATTACCACCCCATCCGGCCTGGTAAACTCGGGCCACGGGGCGCACACGGAACCAACGTGGGTGCAGGAAATAAACGCGATGCGTCTCATACTTTCACCAGGAGGTTGAGTTTTTCCAGGTCGATCTGCGGGGTGTTTCTTGGCAGCTCTCGGCCAAGCTGTCGCACCTTGTCACGGATTGCCTGCGGCTTTCGAGAAAGAAGAACCGTCGCGATTGTTTCCACGTCATGCCCGGCGTCCAAGAGTTTTTCCAAGGCCACAACCTCCTCTGGCGCCCACCACGTTGAATTTCCCATCCTCACCTCCGGGTTTAGCCTGTGCGGTTTTTGCACATCCTCAAGCGATCTTCAACCCCTTCCACATCTTCGGTTCGATCCGTGGCAGTTTCCCCCTGAAGGCACTGGCCTTGATTATCATTTCACCCACATATCCCGCAAAATATTAGCCAACCCATTCGGCCCGTAACGCCACGGCTCTGTAAACCCAAGTGCTGCAGCCTTTGCCTCGCTGCAAAACCAACCACACGGAGCCTCACGAACAATCCCACAAAGAAACCTGAGACTGCCCATAAGGTCATACGGTTCCCCCTCATGGTCGATAAACCATTGCCGGGCCGCCGCTTCTTTTTCCGAGGGCAGGTCGATAAAATCCCAAAGCGCAGGATCAAAATTAATTTGCTTGAACCGCACCCCGCCATCCATCCACGATGCTGAGGCGGACATGCCATCCGAAAAGATTAATTCGTCGTGGCTGTAGGGCCCGTTGTCAACCCACCGCACCAGCCGGTTATACACCCCAGCAAGCCCTGGGCGGGTTCCCTTGTATGATGCTGACCTGAATTTTCCCACAACAAGCCCCCTCGTTGTTTCTTTATTCCCCAAAGATTGGGGGCCAGCCGCCGCTGAAATCATAAGCCGATGGGGCGGGACTCGCTTCCATCGCCGCCTTGTGAACTTCAGCGGCCGAGAATGTGGACACATCCTGCGCTGCCCCCGCCGCAAATACCTGCCCGGCTAGGGACTGGGTCATTTGGACAAAAGAGCCGGACATTGTTTTCCACATTAACCCGGACGGAACACTGGCTCCCATCATCACCAGCCCGATCTGTTGGGTACGGGAAAATGTATCGGAGTGGAACCAATCAGAACCGACGCAATAGCCTCCATCGAGTTTTCTCCGGTCACGCTCGGCCTTGATGCGTTCCCAGACTGCCGCGACAATTTCCTCGTGGGTCGGCAAAGGAGCCGCATCAATTGTGGTGCCAATAGGAAGCGATGAAGCCAGGCATGAGTCAACGCTGCCGTCCAAATTAATCCTGCTTGCTATGGTGTCATTTGTATCTTTTACATATTGCCAATTACTCATATGTTTGCCCCGTGAATGTTAGTGTTCCTAAAGCATTGTTAAAGAACAACAAATATGTCCGGTACTGTGCAGCCCCTGCTGCGACAGTAACAGTTATTCTTACAGATCCGACCCCACCCGATGCAAGAGCGATATTGGTACAGACAATATTTGTTGTCCCATCCCCAATCGAAAAATGGCTTGGATCAGATGCACTAACCCCGGTTACGGGGGTTAGATATCGCATTGGGGTAGGGATTGTGAAGATTACTTGTGTCGTATTGACACCATCGCCATGTCCTGGGATGCCCTCATTAGTGGCACTCCTGTAGTATGATGCGATTTTTTTTAATCCAACCCCACTTGCTCTCACATAGTCAAACACAAAGCCTGTCGATGCGGTAAGCGCAAACCATTTAAAAGTATCACCAGCGGCGGTGGTAATCGTTGCCCCGGTTTGCAGGCAGTTCAACCCGGCAGAGTGGTTGAGAGCAAAGCCCCCGGTCTCAACCCTGATCCGGTTCGTGCGCCCGGCAACGGAGTTTATCGTGTCTACGGGCGTTGTGCCGGTGAGGAGCTGATTAAGGGTTGTTGCAAGGGTGATACTTGTTGCGCTGGCTACGGAGGTTTCGGCCTGGTCTACCTGTTGGACGTTTCCAGCCGCTACGCCAGAGACAACCGTAGAATAAATCGTATCAAAGTACGTTTTGAGTGCAGCTTTGATACTGGCCCAGGAGTATTTCTTGAGGCCAAATTCGGCGGTACTATCAGCCACTGCGAACTCATCGGCATCGTCCGGCGTTGATTTGGCGGCGGCGGCATGTATATCAACCGCCACATTTAGGGAAACTCGGTATCCCAGGGAGGCCCAAGCGGTAATTCCGTCCCCAACCTTCTCATTCTTGGTGTCGGTCTCAAACCCAACCTCTCCATCTGCAAGCACGGGGTTGTTTGCTGTCCAAGTGGCGGCTGTCCCTCTGCGTAATTGGATTATGTCTGCCATTACACCTCCTCCCCCCCGTCTACCACTTGGCTCGGGAGGTACACAGAATCAGGGCCGCCCCCATCAACATTCCTGCTGCTGGGGGCGGCGTCAACAGGCACCGTGTCGCCAGTCCGCAGCTCTTCCTGTGTCCCGGAATAATTAACTATCGGTCTTTTTTCAGCCACGGCTTATGCCAGCACCAAAGGAACGCCTGATTGAAAATTAAGGCTTGTTGCGCTTGTGGCGAACCCAACTCGCTGGACAACATTACCCGTTGCAGACGGGGCAGTAGTTGTCACCGTGCCTGCCGTAATTGCCAAGAATTGCACCCCAGGAGTGAGGCCAGAAACACCCGTGTTCGACCCCTCAAAATACACAGTAGCCGCAGCCGGGGAGGTGGTTGCCGCCAGCACAAAACCGTGCGCCTCTTTCCCGGCGGTCGTCGCATCCGCCTTACGGGCTGTTGCCGTTCCGGTCGCGTTGTAAATATTCACCAGATCCCCGGCAGCCAAGTTTTCGCTGGTAACGATTGAGGCGGTATCTGCTCCTATCCCCGTTGGCATAAAAGACGTGTCCAACTTCCCAGCACCGTCGAGAGCCGGGAGTTTCCCGGAATCTCCCGCCCCCGCAGATGAGGTCTTACTGTTGACAATGGAACTGTCCAAAACGCCGGAGTCATTTAAGGCCGGAATGCTGTTGGCATCAGCCGCACCAGCAGAGGTAGTAAGTGCTGCCTCTTCGGTATAGACACCCGCATTATTTTTGAAAAATTTCTTGGTTGATGCTGTTCCCATGGGTGACTCCTATGTGAGGATTATTGGTTCTCGCAAGTTGATGAAAATCTTTGTTTGTGTGATCGGGAAGGCCACGACCAAACTGAACCCGGAAACCGGCTGCACCTGCGTCAATAGGCCGGTTGCTCCAAGAAATATCGGGGTATTGAGCGCCCAAGACCAAGACGGTTCGGTAATTTCTCCGCCGGTCTGGATAGTGGCAAGGTCCAAGGCGTTGGCCGCGCCGGTTGTCATCCCAAGTACTTTGCTGACGTGTGACAGGGTGGTGTTGTCAGCATAGATTGCCTGCGCTGCATCATCCAATACCACCATCCGGTGTCCGCCAAGCGGAACAGAGGCGATATATTGCAGCGAAATCCCGCCCGTAGGCCCTGGTACGCCCTGCGGCCCTTGCGGTCCCTCAACTCCCATTTGCACTGGCGCTGAGATAGGAATAACCGCAGGGATATGGACAGGCGCATCAATAACCTGCGCCGTGGATTCAAGCGGGGCGGAAACGCTCGATACGGAAACAACAACCGGGGCGGAAACCGTTGTGTTTTCAAGAGATACCGGGGCGCTTACGGATTGCCCGGAAATGGTGATGGGAACTATAATATCGTCACTCATGGATTGACGGTCAGTGTCCCCTTATAAAAGGTCATCTCTGTGCCAAGTGAATCAACACACTTAAAACTCCACGGCCATTTTCCATCTGAAAGCGGGAGGTCTTGCGGGGGAACGGTGAATATCCATGTCGCGGCATCATCAATGGCGATCGAGCCCTTGCCTGTGGTGTCAACAGAAGAAAGCTCATACCCCACGGCTCCCCCTTGGTTTTTGAACTGCAATAGGCACGAGGCAACCGGATTAGGGGGGGCGGAAAGAATCGGAGCCTCAACTGTCCCGGTGTTGATTTGTATCGGCCCGATGATTAAACCAGGGGTTAGAGCCATCCAGGTATCACCGGCCCAATGATCGTTGAGCTTTACTGTAGCAGGTGTCATGTTCCCCCTTTAATGTTCGCCATTGTCCGCGATAGCCATTTTTTCTTATTCCTTTGAGTTAAATGCTGCATGACACCCATTACATATACTCAGCGCCTTTTCCAGCCGGGTTATCGTTTTCTCCATGTCCGGGTCGAAGGCAACCAGATCAGTCAACCCGTATTCCTTGGCCTTTCTCGACATTTGCCGCGCATAAACGATAACTGCGGAGATCCCGTTCCTGACCTCATGGTTTACCTGGCTGCATCTATCTTCCGGCAGAGGCATTACCGTGTCCTCACCGCATCGCCGGAACACTTCGGGCAGGGCATAACCACGGCCCCGCTCCCATCAGAAAAAACCGCGTTGCACTTCCGACACAGGTAGGCCATTCGCTCACCTCACGGGTAGAACTTGTTCCCCTTGTCAAGCCATCCTTGGCACTCTATGCAGTATTCGCACCCTGGCATTGCCTCTCTCCTCGCCTGCGGGATCGGCTCACCGCACTCCGCGCAATTTTCCAGGGCTTCCGATGTCCGGCGCATGTGGTCGGAAATATTGCGGATAGCCGTGGCCCGCGCCTGCTCGGCGTACTCGTTGGCAATGTCGGCTTCATCTGCCATTGCGGATCGCCTCGGCATCTGCCCGGCAGGAGATATAGGCAAGATTGATCTTGTCCGCCTCTACCGTGAGCCGTTGAAGAAGTCCAGTAAGGTCTGCTGAAAGAACCCCGCTGGTTTCGGCTCCGTTGTCTGGACGATTGCCGGGACCGGAGGCATCTGCACTGCTGGCGCCACTACCACCGCCCCCACGTCCTGCATGGGGGTCGCGCAGCCTGCCGTTGACAGCAAGATCACGAAGACGAGCAGAAAGGGTATCAACCGTTTTTTTGTTGCCCGCATCCTTTACCTCCTGGGTGTTCTTGAGATCCTGCAAGGCCCGTTCGGTCGCCACCACGCGGGCGGTCTCCTTGGCCAGAACTGTAGCCGCTTCTTTCTTCTGGGCGTCGATCTTCAAATTACACGCCGCCGTCCCCCGTGCCTCGCCTATACTCTGCTGGTGGTTGGCCCAGGCGAAATACCCGGCAATTAAGGCCGAGACCAGAAGCACACCAGCACCCAGCTTAATGGCCCATGTTGGCATCTTGGAGCCCTCCCATGCACTGTTTGTATTCCGCCTGCCTGCGGATGGTCAGGCCCCGAAGTACAACGCGCGGGTAGTCCCACTCGCCGGTCTTGTGATTTTGCACTTTTGGTTTACTGCGATCCTTGAACCCGTCAAAATCCAGAATTGCCTTGCAGGCCGCCTCATACTGGCCTGCGGCGAGCTTTCCCGGAATGGATGAATTACAGACCGCACCTGCGCCGACATTGTACGCAAGCGAGACATAAGCCCCGAATTCATGCGGATAAAGTGGCGCGGCAATACATTCTTTGAGCGCTTTTTCGTATTTAGAGGCGTCATACAGCAACCGGATCAAAGCGCGGGTTGGCGTGATGGTATCGCCCATTTTGACGCCTTTCGTGGTCCCGTGTCCGATGGTCGGAACATCGCCGGGCACAGGGATTACAGCGTGATCTGTGTACCCTTCATAGGAAGCGATGCCGACCAGAGTTGAAGCGGCGAGGACAAGGCCGGCAATGGCTGTGCGTGATGCTTTCATAGGTCCGCCATATCCTTCTGGGCCACCAGCCGAGCGATTAGAGCGGCGGCGGTGGAGATAAAGGAAAGAGCTGCAAATGCCCCGCGCGGCATGGTGCCGGAAAACATAGGGACGATTAACTCGCAGCCGCTCAGTATTCCTGCCACGGCGATCAGGCGAAACGACCAGGCCTTTTTGATGATCTTTTTCCAGTTAGGGGAAAGGCGCATGCTACTCCCCCTTGTCGTGCTGCTTGACAAACTGTTTCATGGCCCCGACAAATTCAGCGATATCGCCATGGAGCCGCAGATGTTCCCGCTGTGTCTCAAGCCCTTCCTCATGCCTGCGTTGCGTGTCGGCCCGCATCTCGTCCAGCTTGGCGCACACTCGATTGCTGCATGATGTTTGGCTCTTCTCGCACTCCGCACGAGGGGTGAAAATTGTGGTCCCGTCTTTCTGGTACAGGCGGTTCTGGATATCTGTTTTCATTTCCTCAAGGGCGGCCTCAACTTCTTTTTTGATCGCCACCTTTTCTCGGAAGCTGCCTATCGCCAAGAGGGCAACCCCTATTGATACGAGCATCGACCAGGCAAAGCTCCAGACACCCACATCAACACTCTCACCGGCCATCCCGCGCTCCTTTTTCAAACAAAAAAAAGGCCCGGCCAGGATTTCTCCCAGCCGGGCCGTCAGTTGCCGCATGTCGCGGATGATGGTTGCCGCCTAACTTCTTTACTTATATCACCAAAACTACATTTATTTCAATACTTTTTTCAGCCTATCTAAGTTTTTTAGGCTGCCCGTGTCCGCTCAAACTTGCTCGGTTTTGCGTTCTGACGCAGCATGTTACGGATGCTGTTCATGGTGATTGGCCGAATATCCGGCCTTCCCGCGCCAAGGGCAAGCTCGTTATACCGGGCGATCTCCTTCAATGCCTCCGGGGTGATCCCCTTGCCCTGCAAAAACTCCCGCTTGATCTGATTGTTGATCTCGGATCTTCGCTCCTGGTACTTGGCCGCAACCTGTTTTTCGTTCCACTGCTTTTCGCGGATGCCGGAAAGCCTGGCCGGGTTGAAGGAGAAGAACCGCAGGGCCGCATCGAGGCTGTCAGCTTTTAGTGGCTCGTCGCCGTAGAACACCTGGCCGTAATTGCTGGTGGTGATCCCCTCGGTGGCCTCGCGGGCTGCCTTAAACGCGGAACCAAAGCCGGTTGGAACCAGCGCCTCGACTCCCTTCCAGACTTCACCCTTGGCAAGATGCTTCACTCCCTTCCATGTATCGGTGGCAACCGCACCAGGCGCTCCGCCCAGCTCACTGAGCTTCGTCGGTATCGGGTTGTTGGCCTGCAATGAACCCTTGAGGTTGATACCTATCATCCCGGCCAACCCTTGGCGGGCAAAGGCATCCGAGCCGAAAGTATCTTCCGCCCACTTGTAGTATTCTTCTTCCGGGTCGTCGCCGCCTATGCCCATTGCCTGAGCCAGGGCCATCAAGGCGGACACAGGCAGCGAGGCCCCGGCCCCTGCGAGGATCGCAGGAGACAACATCAGGTACGCCGCCGCCGTCCGTTGCCTGTCCCAATACAGGTAGCGGTCGAGCCCCATTTCTTCCGGGGCATTGGCGAAGAATTGCTTGCGGGCGTTCAGCAGATAGTTGTGGCCAAACTTGGCAAACACATAATTCAATCCAAGGATTCGCCCCAGATCCCCCCCCCGAGTGAATGCCGGCCGGTCCCCTTTGTCATATCGCCCGTGGGCATCGCTGGAAATCTCCTCAGCCTTTTCCCACAAGTCAGGCTCGGAAAGCTCCGGGTGTTTCTCCTGCGCTGCCTTGTAAGCGGCAAAGATCGTCATGGCTCGGTTGGCTTTTTCGGTGATACCGAAGAGGGCCATTCCCCATGTGGTGAAGGTGTTCCACTTGTCGCCAAACTCCGTCCTTAATTCGCGGGCCGCCTCTGCGTTGTACTGCGCATCGTCCAGCCCCCGGTTGGTTATCTCCTGCAAGATACCCCTATCCTCGGCGCTGAGTGTTCCCTTCCCAGATAGATACTTCCCGTATGCCGTCGCGGCCTTGCCAATATGGGCAAACGCTTTCCATGGTGTAATGTCGAGGGCCGAAGACATTGTGCCCGGAACACCTGTGACCATGTTGGTCAAGTTCACCGCCGCCGAAGAGACCCGGAAGGCCAGGAACTTCTGCACGGCCAACCCTTTCATAGTGCCGACTATCCGGTCAAGCTGCTCGTCGTTCCGCAGCATATCCACGATGTATTCCACCCCGTCGCGGTAAGCGTTCTTTTGCAAGCTGGCGTCCACCCCTCGGTCTTTTACGAAGTCCAGGTATTCGCCATACTCCTTGCCCGGGTTCTTTTCTTCCCAGGCATCCCAAGACACGTCGCGCCCGGTGAAGGCAAGCATTAAGTCCCGTGCCATATCCCGCTTTGCCACCCCGGCCGCCACCCCTTTTGCGTACTGGATCAACGCTTTTTGCGGATCATCCTCATATCCCTCCCAAACATCGCCCCCTACCCGGTGCATCCGGGAAGAGAGGAAGCCGCGCTGCTGGATAATTGCCGCCGCCCGCTGGGTAAGCAACAGGTTGATGTGCTGGCTGGCTTTTATGTCCGCGCTGTCTTTTTTGTCTACCACACTCATAGTCGAATCGAGCACGGCATCCAAAGATGCAACAAGTCGGGGAGCCGAAAAGACATCCTCGGAAAGGGAGGCGTCTTTCTCCACGGTCACATCATACCCCTGCTTGGTCAGCCTGCTGGCCTCTCTCCCATTGGGAGAGAGTTGGTTGACAAGATCCCGCCATCCCGGCTTTTCGTCTGTGTCGTCCACTCTCAGGTCCGCGTCAAATGGCTTTCTGATGGGATTCTCGCCATCCTTCTTGGCGACCAACACATAAGCCCCGTCCCGTCGCTGGCGCGGCATGTAGGAGCCGACCAGTTCGTCCATGGCCGCGATGGACTGCTTTACCGTCATGGGCCGCATCTCGGCATCGGTTCTTTGCTTTACCCGGAGGTTGCCGAAAGCCTTTTGCCCCCGGACTGTTCCGCTCCTTTTCCTGGCCCAGGCTTTCGCCTTCGCTTCATCCTTAAACATCCGCTCAACGGGGTCTGCCACCTTGCTCCCGCCGCCCTGAATCATCACAAACCATGACTGCATCTCGGCAAGCCTGTCCATGGCGTCCGCAGCCTGCTGCTCGGTAGCAAAAAGGGCAACCGGCTCTTTCTGCCCTTCCGCATAAATCCCATACCTGCCGGCTTCATCGATGGTTTTCCCGCTTGCGAACGGGTCAGGAAGCCCTGCCTCTTTTGCGTCGGACTGCATCTGCACCATCTCGGCCCGCAATTCGTTCAGCGCCCGATTGGTTAATTCTCTGCCCAAGCGGATGTAATTCACCCCTTCGGGGGCAAACCCTATTTTCTCAAGATATTCGCTTTCCTGATCGTAAAGAAAAGCAATCGCCTTGTCTCTGTCGTTAAAAAACTCCCCGACCATCTTGCCGGCCGGACTCAACACCTTGTACTGATCCCCCTCCATCCGCAACTTGAACGAATACCCAGACTGGTCGGTTTCTTTCAGGTATTCCTTGACGGCCTCATATTCATCCGGGGCGGACTCCTTCAGCTTCTTTCCCTGCCTGGTAAAGTCGGTTTTTTCAGCAAAAGCAGAGGCCTCTTCCTTGCTCTTAAACTCTTGTTTGGTGCCGTCGCCGGTTGTTGCCAGATAGGTGCCATGTCCCAGGGGCTGGATTGATGCGGCACCCAGAATCTCGCTTTCCTTGGCAAACTTGGCTTTCTGCCGGTTCATTACCACATCAAACATGCGGCCCATCGCCGGGACATCCTTGAAATAATAAGCCGGGGTTGAAAGCAGGCGCTGCCAAAAAGTGAAGTCCTTTTTTTTCTTCTTGGTGGTAGACTTGCCGCGCTTTTCTACGAAGTCGGCAACTTCTTCCAGGTTCTCCAGGGACATGGGTGATCCCACATACTCCGCGCTATCTTCGCGCACCAAGTGTCCGGCCAACCCTTTCCGGCCAGAAAGCATACCCACCTCCGGCCTTATCCCCCTGTTGGCCAAAAACTCTCCTGACTGTAGATGGACATCATGTAGTAGGTCAGTCTTCACCGCCTCCTCGAAGTTCAAGGCGGAGTTGTCTGGGACATTGACGGCAAACAACCTTGTTGACCCGGTCGCTCTCGCAAATTTTCTCAGCATCCCGGCCATGCGAATTTTACTTAGGGGGCTTACTTTTTCAACGGGGACGTCCATTATGCCAGTTACTAAAGATTCACCGCCTGAGACACCGATAACCTGGAAGGTTTCTTTTGCCCCCTGTAGCTGCGCGGCGACACCGGCCAAGTGGTCAACGCTATTGATTTTCATGCCCAGGATGGGGTGGGGGGTGGACGGTTCGTTTTTCCCGTAACGGTCAGCGGCCTGCGTTATGCTTGCCGGAAGTGGTTTAACCTGGACATCAAAACCTTGGATAGTGGCATAGCTGTCGTGGTTTATTACCACATGGCCAAGAAATAAATCTGGGAGTTCTGCGGCGATGGCGAGGGTGGTTTCCTTATCTTGTGCGCTTGGGGTGGGGTTGCCGCTGGGGTGATTATGCAGAAGGTAAAAGCCGTCCGCCCCCGACTTTTCCCCCATCTTTTGGATTTGGTCAACGCCATCTAGCAGGGTTGCTCCGCCGATAAATGCGGCGGATGCTCCAGGCAGCCGCGATGTAACACCGGTGATATTTACCACGCGCCCATCTTTTACAAAGACATACCTGTTCGTCTCGAAAGAGGGGTTGCGGAATATCTGGCCGATAATTGCCAGATCGGCGAGGCTCTCTACTCGTTGTCCGATGAGATTGATTTTGCTCTGGTCTTTGAAGGATTTGGCGATATTATTACCAAGTACGGTCCCAGGCAGCCCCCGCAGGTAGCCAGCGGCTTCTCGCTCTGCCCTTTCGTAGTTTCCTTGTTGTGCGCCGGTAAGGGTTTCGACTCTTCGCCCATATTCTCCCGCCTCCCGCCTGGAAATATTGTTTTTTGTATTGTCGCCCTCAATGGCGTAAGAGTCAAGCCCGGAGTACAGCGCCACGCCCTTGTCTGACTTCTCAATGATTCTGGCCAGCTTCTTTTTATCCCGCACAAGGGACGCTTCGATCTCAACCCGTTTAGCAGGAAGTATCTTGCCCTTCAGTAAGGTTCGCGCTTCGTTAATGCTGGCCCGGATTTGTTGTTCTTCTGTGGTCTGATGGCGAACCTGCTCAGGATAACGATCTACCGATTCATCCGTATTCTTTCCGGGCGCGTAGTCTGCTGGGGTCGCATCAGTTATCGAATATCCGGACTTCTCGTCATATTCTGCGGCCTTCGCAAGCAATCTTTCTCTGTGAGCCTGCATGTCTTGGGCAGATTCACCCGTCTGTTTGTCGCCGGTCATGTCATCCTGGGTTGACAAATCATGGGGGCCATTTGTCGTTTTTTCCGCTTCAAGCCGCCCAATCTCCTTCTTGTTCAGGGCCGGGTAATCATTCAGTCTGGCGATCTTCTCGTCTATTACGGCAACACGGGCCTCTTCTTTTGCGGACCGGTAAACATCTTCAAGGGTTGACCTGTTCTTCTCCTGAACAGGCGTCACCTCCCCGGTCTTCAATTCAATCTCTCCTATCTCTGTCCCAGTAACGGAGTGGGCCACCGTAGCTATTCCATCACTATCAACGCGATATTCAAACTGCTTGAATTGCCGTGAACCTGACTTGTCCTGCTTGTTTATGGCAACCCTGGCAATGTCGTCACCAGTCACCCCTATTGCTACGCCGGCAGATGGCTCAGTCCTTTCCGCCTCAAGCCGCTCCTTGGCCTGCTGAACCAGGGCCAGCTTCAGGGCGTTTTCCGGGTCTTTGGCCAGCATGGCACGGGCGTTTTCAAGCTCGGCCTCGCGGGTTGAGGCGGTCAGATTGTCGCCGGTTTTGTCACCAGAAATGTCACTGGTTTTGTCCATGTTATCTTCTTGTTTTACCGCAACTTCTTTCTTGGCATCTTCGTTAAAATGTCCAGCGTTTTGATCGGTGTTCAGCTCTGCGTTGTCGGCCTGGGCCACAGGAGCCACAGTATCAGCCTTATCAGTCTGGGCATGGGGGGTCTCCTTCGCTGAAGATAAAACAGCTTCGGATTTCTTTTTTATCTTGGCCAACTTGGCTGCGGCCTTGCTAGCGATCTCTTCCTGGATCGCTTCTTTGGCGGCCTCACGCTTGGCGGTCTTCCCGGTCGCATCGTCTACTATCTCCTGGGAGGAAATACGGGCAGACTCCCAAAACCTTGCGTCGCTGGTGAGCTTCCCGCGAACACTGTGGTCGCTCGTTCTTTTAAGCTCTGCTACTTTCTGCGCTGCCAGCGATAAGGCTTCTTCCGGCGATAAAGTTGCCGCTGTCTTTGCGGCCCACTCTCTTCCACCCTCCAGCGGAGACACAATCAGCGCAGCCCTCACCGCCGCCTCATGCTTCTTGGCAAAAACCAGACCGCCGCGCTTGGTATTCGGGATACCAGTGGGCGCAAAACCAGCGTCTTTCAATTTGGCTCGGAGTGTGGGGGTGTCGCCCAAGGCAATAATGGACTTGGCGCCAAGAGGTTCTACTGTGAATTGGAGGGATGAAGCAGGGGCCGATTCGCCAGGCTGGCTCGGCTGGGCCTTGATAGCCTCTTGCGAGGTCACGGAAGTAACCAAAGTAACCCCAGATGGCGCGCTTGCGTCAGAGGCGTCCGGGGTGTTGTTCTCTACTGCGGGTCGTTCGGTTCCGGCAGGTCCGGCACTGGCTTGTCCAGCATCTCCTGAAACTTCTTGGCGTGTTCCGGGTCCAGCCCCTTCCGCTCCATTTCCTTGATCGCGGCTTCCGCCTTCCGTTTCCCTTCTTTCTGGGTCGAGTTCATTGGGAGTCTCCCTGCTTATATTATCAGAACTCCCCCCCAGGATAGCAAGTTTTCGGCCTGTTCTTTTCTCGTACATCCCCCCAACCATATTGAAAAGCTGCTGGGCAAATGACGCTTGCCGGTGCAGGTTGTTCTGCCGAATGTAAGCAAACACGTCCGCCATCGCCGCCCGGTCTGCCTGGGGGATGGCGTTCTCGAAGTGAGCAAGGGCGTTGTCCGGGTCGTCCATTTCAGAGGTGGGCAATCCGGTTCTTCCGGCAAGATCCTCTTTTTGTTTCGGGACGAGAATAAACCCTTTTTCTCCGGGACGCAAGGTTGATGCCTTAACAACATCGTGCGTCTTCATGCGCTTACCTGCCGCTCGTTTTGCCGCGGCCTCATTCACAATGGCCCGGCCATTCTTGGCGGTGATAATCGGGAGACCAGGAGCGGCTGCCTCTGCCGCCATTTCTGGAGAGTTGGCGCCATGCTCCCGTGCAGCATAATCGTTGATGTAGGCAAGCGCGGCCTCATGTCTCGGGACAAGGGGCTTGTTGGCCGCAAGCCTTCTGGTTGCCGCCATGACATCAAACGGCGTTACCGTCTTCGCATAGTTGGTGCCGTGCTTGGCATCAAAGGCCTCTATCGTTGGTTTTCTGTACCATGAGGGAGAGAACTCGCCAAGCGGCTCCATCTTCCCTTCGGTGTCGTCTTTCGTCCGCTCAGACTCCCTCGGGATCGCCCGCTCAAGCCCAGATATTACGGCGCTATATTCCTTGGTGGTCTTGGGTGCTGGTTCGAACAACTTCCGGTTCGCTTCGTTCTGGGCATCGATCTCCTCTTTGGTCAACCGCTTCTTCCCTTTCGCAAGGGGTTCGGTAAATTCCAAGGATGATAGATCCCCAACCTCCTTGGCCGGCAGCACAGTCGGGCGGCCCGGCATGGACACCTGGCGCTCTTCTGGTTCTTGGTCAAAAGTGGGAGCCTCGGAAACTGGCGGGGCCAATATCTCCCCGGTGGTCGGGTCAACAGCTTCCGGCTGGGCCACATCTCCGGGAAGCTCCGGCTGATAGGCCTGATACTCATCCTCCATCGTTGCTGTTGATGGATAATCCGGCAAGTCGCCCATGACCGGCTCCACAGCCGCAACATTCTCCCCAACAAGCATCTCCCTTTCTGCCTTGAGAGCGTCAAGGTTCTCCTGCGCCCTTGGGGATGCCTTGGCCGTGGTCTCCAGGTTGGCGATCTTCCGGTCAAGCTCGGCCGTATCTATGGGCTCCTGGCGCCCGGAATAACCGTAAACCTCTGCGGGGGCAGCTTCTACCGGGCTTGCCTCTTTTCTTCCGGTCAAGGCGTTAAACCCTCCGCCCATTGCCGCCCCGGCGAGAAGCCCCTGCGCCGCCGCCTCCGGCACTCCGTCGAGAAGATCCTTACCAAGGGCCGCGTTCTGCCACATCGTTTCCTGGACAGATTGCGGCAGCTCCTCGAACACGCCCTCAGATATGCCGCCGCCGATGATCCTGGCCGCGACATTGCCAACCCCCTTGGCCGCGCTTTTCTCTCCAGAACCAAGCCGCGCAAGGTAGGTGTCCGCGTCCTCAAGCCCGAACTTCTTTGCCAGCCTGCCACCCACCGCGCCGAACAGGGCAGTGCCCGCGCCGGACAAAACCGCAGCGGCATCTTGGCCGACCGACAACACCCCTTCTTCCGTCTGCTGCCGGGTTGACTCTGCCGAAGATCCTGCCGCCGCCACACCCTCGCCGACGGCCCCCGCCATGATCGGGCTTATTGCCGGGGCCAGCTTCCTGGCCGCGCCGCCTATCGCGCCGCCCCCGACCATCACAGGCAGAGACTCGATTACCGAATGGCCGATGGTGCTGGGGTTCGCCAGTGCCGCCTTGGCGGTATCGACAAAACCCTCTGCGTCAGAAACCTCCTGGTTGGCCCACTTCTGCGCCGGGGAATACTCTGCATCCAGAACCCGGTGCGTTGCCTGCGGGTCATACCCGATTGACTCAAGGGCCTTCCCGGCCCGGCCAAGCGTAGGAATATCAGCAAGGCCGACCACCGCCTCCCCGGCCCCCACAACACCCTTGGCCGCAGAGACCCCAATGTCGGCGATGGTTCCACCGATGGTTCTTTCCGGCTGTTTTTTCTTCTGGTCCACATCTTGCGCCGCATTGCGGCCAAACTCCGGGTCGCTGAACGGGTTGAGGTCTGCGCCAAAATTCGGATCACTAAAAGGATTCGCCATGCTTAATTCCCCAGAATTTTCTTTGCGGAGCCGGGACCGTATTGAGCGTCAAATTGTGCTGCAAGTTTGGGGTTCGCCTTCAGGGCGGCGACGTGGTTGTCAGGCGGTCCTGTGCGCCCCCCAATCTCCGTCGCGTTGGCCGGGTTGTCCGGGTCGATAGCGTATGGGGTCTTTATGGTGGTGATCCCATCCGGCCCAACCTCTTCCCTGGTGACAATCTGGTATTTCGGCTGCCCCTTGCCGCTCAACGCCAGAATATCCCGCTTCCGCTCCGGGGAGGTATTGGGGTTGCTGTATTCGGCCCGCAGGCTTGCCGCCTGCCTTGCCTCTTCCGCCTGCTGGTTCTTGACGGATGTGTCGGCCCCAAGCTGCCCAACCTGCGCCTCGGTCAGCTTGGTCTGGTTCTGGCCCTGAGTTGTCAGATGCTCACGGTTGGCTATCGCCTGCTCTGAGGCGGTGAGGTCTGCCCGCTGGTAATGGCTGTCGGTAATGTCATTTTGCCGCGTCCGAATGCTGTTGCCCGCAACATTGTTCGTCTCGGTAATCCGGTTCCGGTCGGTGTCGTTGTTGATAACCGCCCATTTCTGGTTGTTTCTGTCCTGAATGGCCGCTCTCCGTAAACCCTCAGGGGAGGTATCAACGGTCGAAAGAGACGGGGCACTGAGGTTCCCGCGCAACCGAGAACTGGTGTCTATCCCGCTCACCCTGGCGTTGTACTCAGCCATTTGCTCATCCGTGGGGGTTGTGGTCCTGACATCCTCGAACCTCCGCCGTGCCTCCGGGTTCACGCTGTCCGCAAACCTCACGGAGAGGTTGCCGATCTGTTGGGGCTCTTCCGGTCTCATTTCCGGTTGGCTATTCACAGGTTGCCCGCCACGGTCAAAACCAAACCGCCGAACATTCCCGTTGGGGCTCATCCCTACCCCCCGGCCCTGGTTGTCTGTGATGTAGTTGACATTCGACCCGCCATCGCCGATAGACACCGGGCCTCGCACCTCCGGCAGTGGGGTTCTAGTCAGGGTCGGCTCAGTTGGCGAGGATGTCTGGGCTTCCACCGGTTGCGCGACCATCGGCCTTGCCGGCGGAAGCGATGCGGCAGGCTCCGCCGCCGAAGTATCACCAAAGAGCGCCCGGCCAAAGGCAGAAGCCCCCTGAAATAATCCCTTCCGCGCCGGGTTGGTGGAGTCCCATGCGGCAACGGCTGGTTTGACAATCGCATCATCGGCCACGGCCAAGGGGGCAGCGATTGCCCCCCGCAACGCAGTGCCGCCCGCCGCCCCGATCCGCTGCGGCATGGTCCCATCACCATTGAAAGCCCCCGACACTTCCCGGCCAACGTCTTTCATGTAATCCGCGCCGGGAGTATTGCTGGCAAGAGAGTCAACGGCCCCGGCAACATTGGCGTTCATTTTCTTTGCGGCCCTGCTGGTTGCGGTTCCTTCTCCGTAAATATCAACCGGCTGTTTGTTGTCTTTCAAGATCGCCATGTCAATTCTCCTATTCGAGTAATGCTATTCTTGAATCGTATGGGACAAAGTGTAGCTCTTTCACTTTTATGGTTTTAATTCTGCTCTGTAAGTAGTGTTGCGTATACCCAAGCTCTTGGCTAAAATCCAGTATCTCGGCTATTATTATATCATGTAAACTGCTCGATTGCAAAAAACTATTTGCAGAAAAGCAGGAAACCCCGTAAATATTTGGAGAAGGATATGTGTATGAATATTCATGTTCTATGTCGCCATTTGTAAAAGTCAAAGTTGATGTCATTTTTTCATAGAAATTGATGCCGCCGTAGTAAAACATGTCTGTGACAAGGTTTCTATTAAAGTCGAAATAATAATTAGAGCCATTAACGATTAGGTCTTCTATTACCTCAACTCCGGTTTCTTCTGGTGGAAGCCCAAAAAACCCAATAGCCTCATTTGGTATTCCTGTCGTATTATATGTGCCGTTTGTTGTGATTGTTTGTGGTGTCGATATTCCACCCGGAATTGTACTTGTGCTTACAAACGAATATTCTTCGGTCGAACTTTCGGTGATATACCAGGGGCCTCCATGATAATGGTCTTTAAAAATATTCGTAACAACATGGCGGCCAATGGTTATTGATACAGGAACATCTAGCAGTGTTGGTGTTATGGTGTATCTGGTCCCGCTATTTACTGTGGCCAAGTAGTTTTGAATGGTGTGATACCAGCCTCCAGACGTTGGAGTGTTGGCATAATCGGAATGATACCACGAGTCATCGTACAAACCGGCATAGGTACGGATGTATGATTGGTCATAAATGGTGCCGCCGACCGACTCGACAAGCTCAAATGCTGGAGTTATAGGCCCATCATCTCCATAGTATATGCTGGTGGAGCCGTAATTCCCTGGCGTTGTTCCAGCCGGTGTTGATGTGACCAGCAGGGCGTTCGCTTTTAAAAATCTGCTGTTCGCGAGAAATGTGTTTATACCAGCAAGGTCCGAGCTTGCCGACGCCTGCAATACCCGTGCCTCTACCATGGGCAATGTTGGGCCGCTACCATCTGTATATGCGGGGATGGTTGCTATCTTGTTCTCCATAACATCAAAAAGACAGGTTCTCTTGGGGCCACTTTCTGGGGCACTCCCCAAAAACACCTCAAACAGGTAGTATGCCCGGTATGTCGGGAATAGGGGCCTTGGAAGATCGGATACCGTTCTATCTAGTGAGCTTATTACCCCTATTATCCCTATAATCTCTGCGCCTGAACTTTCCGGATCACTGTAAGACAGCGCCAGTACGTTTGGCCGTAACGATACCTCCTCGTTTTCGTCAAACCAGTAGATTGTGTCTTCCGGCAACGGGAACATCAGTGCGGCATCTTTAAAATACATTTCCGGGTCAACCAGCCCTGTCTCTGGATCGACAGCCTCTTCCCCCTTCAGCAACGCCTTCCGCGCCCCGCAGTCCGTGTGGACCCATACCGGCACATCCTGGTACTCAGCGCCGTCGCACTCAACGGTAATCGTCTGCCGGCTGTTCAGCTTGACAACCTTCGCCTTCTTCACGCAGCAATGCCGCAACACCTTCTCATCCAAGCCGATGGTCGCCAGATATTTCCAGTAATCATCCGGGGTCGGCTTCGGGAAACTCGGCGTTATGATTTCCGTCTCAAGCGGCATCTTCGTTCACCCACTTGTCATCCATCTTCTTGTTCACATGGATGGGGGAGATTATCAGCTCGTCAAAGCGCGGGCTGTTCACCAAACAGGAGCGGTCACAGTCAAGCGGCACGGCCCACGCCTCCATCTCTGCGCCGATCGTTACCAGCACATACTGGCCCTTGTTGTACCGGCCAAAATTGGCGTCGTATGCCCCTTCAAACTTGAGGTAGTCCGGCCCGTAGCAAATCTCGACATCGTACTGAAAGAGCTGGGCCGGCAGATCCTCGTTGTAATCGACAAGCGCGGCCTCGTAATCTGCGGCAAAATCAAAGCTCTCGCGCTCCGGTATTTCCGGGTGCACCGCCGCTATCACCCCGAAAGAGAAGTGGGGGAAACACAGGCATTCCCGTTTTTCCTCTTCCACCACCACGCTCTCTGCTCCTTGCTCCCCGCCTGGCGCAACATGCACCACGATCTCTTGCAGGGAAAATCTCGACCAGCACTCCACCACCACCCCAGGAAATGGGCTGACGGTTCTTGAGCCCTGCTTCAAGCCCTGGAACGACATCAGCCTTTCCAGCTTGGCCATCTCCGCCTTGGCGAAGCCGATAAGCTCTCGGCCCCTGGCCGTGTCGCCCTTTACCGTGATCTTGACCGGGATCATTACACAAGGGGCTCGGGATCAAAGGGGTGCGTCTCTGAAAGGCCGGAGCTGATATTCATGCCGATACTCCTGCTCTCCCCATGGCTCCACGTTTCATTTTCCCCATGGCTGGTCTGGGTAGTCAGCCCGGCAGACGCATTCACCGCCCCATAAGCAGAGGCCACTGACTGCATGGCGATGTTGGCCATTGCCTCGGCCACCTTTTCCCGCAACGATGATTCCGACACGAACGCCTTGAGCGAAGAATCCGCGTTGGTGATCGCCGCCCGGAGCTGCAAGTCGGCGTTTTGGATTTTCAGGCCCCAGGCCGCGATCTGCGTGTTGTAATTCGAGGCGATTGCCTTTGTCTCCGAGTCGTACCCCTCAATTTCCGCCTTGATAACGCTTACCAGGGCCTCGTTCTTTTTGCTCTTTGCGTCGATGATCGCCCGGTATGCCTCGGCCTCTGCCGCAAACGATGCGACCAGCCCCTTGTTGGATTCCACCGCCGCCTTCAAATTCTCAACCTGGATCTCCACATAGGCCTTGTTGGCCTCCATGGCGGACACATACGCCTTTACCTTCTCGGAATAGAGGCTTATGGAGTTGGCGGCAACAGCCTTGGCATAATCAAGGGTGTGGTCGTTTCTCTTGTTGGTGAAGTCGCGCAACACCGCTTCAAGGTCTTTGGCGGCTTGAATCATAAACTGCGAATTTTTCTGGGCGAGCTCGGCCTGCTCGATCATAATCTTGCCGTTCAGGTCCAGGTTGTTTCTGGCAATCTCGTTTGCCGCCTCCTGCAATCTGCCGGCCATGGCGCCCGGGGGCAGCTCAAACCCGCGTGAGGAAAAATAATCCTCGATCTCGGAATAGGTCTTGGTGTTCTCCGCCGCTTGCCGCGCCAGTGCCCGGTCAAAAATCTCCTGCTCAACGGTCGCGTTCAGCCCGGTTGCCCCGGTTTGCAGGTCGGCAATCATCCGGGCCAGCAGTTCGGAATACAGCGTGGTGTCGTGGGCAGACTCAAGCCAGGACAGCGCAACCGTGATGTCTTCCGGCATGTCAGCCGGGAGCACGGCGGAAAGATCGACCGCTGGCAGAGGCAGTAAAGACGGCGGGAGGGCGGTGAACTCCGGGAAGTCCATATCGAGCCCGGAGGTGTCAATCGCTGGCCGCGCATCCACCGGGACCACCAGGTCGGGAACATCAACGGAAAGCGGGGTGATAACCGGGGCAACGTAATCCCCGATGATGGCGTTGAGGCTTCCGAGATACCCGCTGCTGCCGTCCGTGCCCACCAGCCGCACAAGCATGTCCTCGGCAGTCTGCATGGTGGACTCGAATTTCTGCGTTACAAGATCATAGGCCCCGTTGTACCCGCCTGCTGGGTTGGTTACGTCGCCCCAGACAAACGGGGCGGCATCAGGCTTATCTGCGTATGTCCCCATGTTATTTCACCCCAAGTTTTTTGGTCTTTGCAAATATCTTGATCGAATCAACGGAGAAGTCGCAGCCCAGAACATTGCTGAATTTGAACTTTCCGTAGGTCCATGCGTATTTTTTCATCAAGGGGATTCGTTTTGAGTGCTGGCCCTTTGAGGAGGTGGCGTCCACCGAATATGAGTGCGTGACCACCTCTTCATCGCCTGTGATCTCCACCCGCATCTGCCCATCGCACTCATAGCCCAGGTAGAGATACCAGGGCCGCTTTTTCTCTATGCTGCCCAGATCGCTCATAACGGGGATGAAATAGGCGTCTATCTTGACCGCATTGTCGCTGTCCCCGGTGCGGACCTTGAAAAGCCCCGCTGCTCCAGCCCCCAGAATCGCCCCGTTGAACCGGCACATCGAGTTGTAATCGTGGGCGGTGTATTGGGATGATGCGTTGATTTTCAGGTTGGTGGTAATGGTCTGCATCAAGCCTCCTCGTACCGGATTACTTCATAGCTGTCCTGGCCGGACATCTCGCCTTTCAGCACGGCCATCCGTTGTGATACGGCGGAGGCCATCGTTTCCGTCTGCTGGGCATAGGCGGAAACCACCGACACCGGCTGAGACATGTCGCCATAGGCCACGGTGTCAACCCCGCAATTTGCCGCAATCTTCGGCCCCTTTGCCCGCAGATCCCCGTCAGCCACCAGCCAGATAACAGCCTCGCCGGACAGCGATGGCTTTGCCTGCTTGATTGCCCCGTAGCCGATTATGGGCGTTACCGCCACCGCCTCGACCGTTGACATGGGGGCGGTAAGAGTGGCCTCGTCGGACATCCGCGAATCTATGCGGCCCTTTGGCTGCACGAACTGGCCGCTGATAATTATTTCGGTGGTGGCCTCGGCGGCTATCTCCGACCCTGGCTGCTCAACGGCGAAGTCGAACAGCTTATAGGTGAACACCTCGCTGTGCATGGCTGGGGCGCTCGGGAATCCAACCGCGCCATCACAGATTATCGGCGTCACCGCTTCCGCGATCACTGCGGCGACAGGTTGATTGACATCCCCCCACAGGTAAATATCCGTGGTGGACTCCCCATCCACAACCGGCAACGGGGCGATTATGTCCACAAAGGGGCTTGTCAGCGACCCGTCGCCAAGGATGAAAGAGATATTTCCTATATCTGGAGGCGTGTAGCTCATTAGAAAACCCTGCTGTGCCCGTAAACTGCGGTATTCTCGCCCAGCTCTCCGTCAGCGATTACCGTAAACTCTGTTGTTGAGTGGCCCATTACTTGCGTGCTGAATGCTCCGAGAGCATCCGACTCAACGACCGCCACAGGCGTGTTTAGGTTGTGTGTTTGGAAGATATAAACTTTTCTTTTTAACCCGGCACCGTTTGGTGCGCGAACAACCCCGGCAACAGTAACGTAGGTGTTGGGGCTTATTGATGTGTTGAATAACCCGTCCGCGATATAAATTTCTGCCACGAATCAGACCTCTTCTATAAGCACATTGCGGCCGGAATACAGGAAAAAAAACCTATAATTGGTTGCGCCTCCAGTATGCGTACTTTCTGAAGTGAACGAGCTAATGGTGCTAAGTTGATTTTTTATCGGGCCGATCCATGTCGCTGTTGTGCTGTAAAAAATTCTCTTTGCCGTGTATTTTCCAGAAAGTGAGTCTCCCGATGCCGGGCCTGTTACCATACTGTTGTCTGGGTTCACAGCAGAATTTTTTGTGCCCGCATGGTCTATTTGGAGCGCAATAGACCCGGCTGCATTTGCGCTATTGACAACATAATTTGTGTTTTCAAGCGCAAACTTACTTCCCGCAGCATAAGAGGCCACAAAGGCTGTGAATGTCACAATGTCCCCAGCAATTTCCGCAATGACAACCCGCTCTATATTGGCCGTATCCCGGACAAACAGCTTTGTTCCGACAGCCCATTCCCCGGGAACTGCGGTGAAGGTTACGGCTACGCTCGACCCTGCTGTTATTGCATCTGGAGCAACCGTTACCGCTTGAGAAATTGGTGAGTCCGGCATCCATCCGCCAAATCCGGCATTGTAGTTTGTTGCATATTTTGCTATTCCGATAAAATTATCCAGATCCCCGTACACCCACATCACATTGTTTGTGGACAGGGTGTTCTGCCAGTTATTTATTGTCCCGTAAGACTGAACTCCAGCGTGTGTGGTGTTGTTCCAGTACAGATACCCAATAATGTCGATGTACCCCGACTTGTAGAGAACCTTAAAATACAAATCTCTCTGCCCGTCTTCTCCGGGGGAATACATGACAAAATAATCGTTGATCGAAATGGTATTCTCATTCACTGCATAGACGGCATCATGCAACGTCCACCCGATCCCCGTAGTGGAGTAGTCATAGGTGCCGTTCCGCTTGCACATGAAATCACGAAACCGCACAAAGGTTTCAATGGGGTTGTTGCACGAAACGGCAATCAGGTTGGCATAGGCCATGGGTTACGCCTTCGGGGTGGTGTAGGTGAAGGTGCTTACGGTACTCGGTCCATTCTCAACGATGGTCGTGTTGCTCATCCGCAGCTCATAGGCGGTGGTGGTGCCAATCGAGCCATCAACCCGAACCGCTGTGGTGCTAGCCCCGGTGGTCATAGCGTTGGCGTACCAGCGGAACCAGCCCGCTACCGTCCCGGTGCCAGCGGCGGCAAGCCCTACCCCGCTCCAAACCTCGGCAACCGCCTTGGCCAACACCCCGGCGACCGAGACATCCATGTTCAGCCCATTGGTCGCCACCCCTGGAGTAAATGCCCCGCTGTTCAGGGTGAGCAGCATCAACAGCGTTCCGCTCTCGGTATCATCGGCGGTGGTGGGCTGGGTGCCGCTGTAGATTGCGATTATGCCGTCTGCCATCAGCGATTTTACGCTGCCGGTGACGTTTACTGCGTTTACAAAGCCGGTGCTTAATCTCTCTGCCATGATCGTTCTCCTGAAATAAAAAGCCCGCAAATCACCTGTGGTGGTGAAATGCGGGCCAAAAGTTGCCGACCTCAACGGGCCGGATGATGGTTGCCGAACTTAATAAACGGTGTTAATTGCCCTGGTGCCGCTCACCAGCGTTGCTCCTTGTGAGCCCGCCGGATAGACCAGCTTCTTTTCCGTTGCCACGACCAACTGCCCATCCTCTGTCCCGATGCACAGCCCTTTGTTGCTCGACCAAACCGCGCTCAACCCTGGCACCTGGAAAACCGTCTGGCTCAAATCAACCAGTTCGATATTCTCCGACCACTCATGCGCCGGAACAGGGGAGCGTTGGATAAACCGCATGTCGTCAAACTTGTCTCCGGCTGCGATAAACCCGGTTTTCTCCTCATCCGACACCCACACCCCCCCGGCCACCGGCTTCATCATGGTCACGTTGGAGCCGAACTGGAAAAACCTGCGGGCCATGTCGAATTTTCCGTAGGCGTATGGCTCGGAAACCCAGATCACATTGTCCTGCGCCACCCACATGCTGCCTTGGAAATGGGCCAGCTTTGTTCCCACCGGGGCAGGCGAATAACTCCGGCTGGTGTCTGGGCCAACGTGGGTGTTTGTCGGCCAGGCCGCTGAAATTCCGTTTTCGATCACCCCGTTTTCATACCCGTTGACATAAAAGGTCTTCCCCCCAACCTGGCAAAACGAGATCCGCGCCGCCTTGGTGAGCCCCGACCGAACCCCGGACAGGCTAAAATCGGTGGCAACCTTGAAGATCGCCGCGTCTGTCGCCCGATCCTCGACCACAAAGCAATCCGCCTTGTCGCAAAACGCAGAGTGGTATACCCCGGCATCCAGCAGCGATTGACCTGGCCGGCGCGAGATTCTGCCGGTGTCATCGATGTCCACATTGACCGCCTCGGCAAGCTCGGCCACGCCGGTTTTCGGGTCGTATTGCAACCGAACCGGATCAACGATGTTGTTCAGCCCGGTGGATCCGGACAGGAGATTAAAAAGCATTCATGTCCCTTACATATTTTGGTTCACGCGGCTTTGACTCCAGGCACCAACTTGTCAGGGTTGCCAGCGCTCGCTGATATCGCCCCTCGTATTTGTCGGTGTTCGGGGTTCCCCCCTCAATCCCATCCTCGATCTCGTTGTAAATTTCCTTGCAGGCATAGCTGACCAGCAGCGGCTTGTGCAAGTGCGCCGGAAGCTCAACCGGGACATCTGCCGCAAGAACAAGGGTTGTTGGCGCCTTGTAATACCGAAGCGTCAACGTGTCTGCCGACATGCCCTGATACAACAGGTTCACCCCCTGGATAACGACATCCTCAACCAGCCCCACCTGTGTCAACACGGGGTGTTTCTCCAAAAAGGCAAGCAGGTTGTGATAATCGTCTTTCCCGGCCCCGATCCTTATTTTTTGCACGGCGGAGCCGACCCAATACAGCCCCTTGTGATAGTTGGTGGGCAGGGCAACACTGGAGGCGCTGGCCGTGGTATTCACGGTTGCCACCGTATCCAGTGCGGGCAGATCAACCAGCCCGGCGATTTCTCCGCGCCCTTGGTTGATGTAGTCCAAGACGACATCGGCAAACGAGTCGTCTTGGACTATGCCAAGAACCGCAGCCTCAAGTTCCTCGGCAGTCATTGGGTTAATCTCTGGTCAGGGCGGAATCGTCAAACCGCACCAGGACATCGTATGCCGTGGAGTTGGTGGACGCGGCGGCAACGACCTTCAGCGGGGCGGCGGCGGTAACAGGGGTTTTCCTGGTGGCCAGGGTGGTGCTCATAACCATGCTGGACACGGTGGCTGCCCCATCTGCCGCACCAACGGTCACGGTGCCGATGGTGGTTGAGCCGACAGCCAGGGAAATGGCGGTGCCACTCCCACCGGGGGCGGTGTTGTTGACAACCTTTGCCCCGAGAACAGTACAATTCTCAAAGGCGGGAACATAAACGGTCAACCCGCCTGTATTCGCGGGAATCTGGACAAGTACTTCTCTCATGGTGAAATCCTCAGTGTTGGTGAAGCCCCCGAAGGGGCTCAGTGGTTAATTATTAAAATCAGGCCGGGGCGGAAACAGCGGTAAACCGGCTGTGCGCCTTCCGATGCTTGCAACAAAGCTGGCCGATCCAGCGGATATTCGCGGTCCAGATGTCCGGCTGCCGGCGGTCTGCCTCCCACTTGGGAGTCGTGAAATCGAACTCGGAGTGGGAAACAAACTCCATCAGCCGGGTGTTCACCGCGTCCACATACCCGGCGGTCTGGTTCAGGTCGGCAACAACCGGGGCGCCATCAAACAGGATGTTCTGGAAACCCTTGGCGGCCAGAGCGGAATCCTGATACCGAACCTGGGCCTGGAGGGAGTTGGTGAAAGCGTCCCGCAGGGCTACGGTGGTCATGTAAAGATCCGGCTGACCCTCGGTGGTGGTGTCAACGATTGCAGGAAGGCGGATAGCCTGGAACCCGGCAAAGTTGGCGGAGGTGGCCGAAGACGAGTTGTTCGCCTTCCACACCGGGACAGCGGCCTCGGTGATGCCGCCATATGCGGTAGAGGTGTTGGTATCGAACAGCGCGGCCAACCCGGAGAAGCCCTGGATGCCGTCAGTGACATCGTTCAGATAGACCCCAGTGCCCATCTTTTTTTTGAGGGTCTTCTGCATGTTGCCGAACTTGGAAGCGACCAAATTCACAATGGCAGCCTCGCCGTTGTTCTGCACCCGGTCGTCAAGGTCAACGGTCTGGGCGGCGAAATACCCGCCCCACTCAAACTCGGCCTTGTTGTGGGTCTCGGTCTTCGTCACCGGGATAATGGTGGAGTTGCCGTACAACCCGGAATTGGCCTCGCCATGCTCCAGGGGCACGTCAATTTTTTTGCCGCCAGGCACCTTCCGCTTGGTGGCCATCAGCTTCATCAACAGCACGTTGCTGGTGAAAAGTACATCGGTAGGCTGGCCCAAAACATAGGTGTTGGTCAGCGCGTTCAACTCGTCAATCGTAAAGCTCATGGTGTTTCCTCGTTATGGTGTGGCGCTTCGCATGTCTCGCAGTGTGGAGAGCATTGCATCCTGCGCCTCTTGCGATGATTTAAAAGGCTTGGGTGTGGTAACTGCCACCCTTGCCGCCGAACCGCTCTTGCCAAGGACTTTCCCGGCTGCCTCCGCCCCTTGTGCGAGCTTTGCGCCTTCTTCCTTGGCCGCGGCTATTTTCCCCTGGTACTCAGCGTCCAGGGCCTTGATTTTTTCGTCTGCCTTGTACTGCTTGAAGGCGACATACTCATCAGCCAGAGGGTCGGCTTCCATGTACGGAGTGAGTGCCCCGTTTGCGCGAAGCCCTTCAAAATCGGGATTGTCCTTCAAAAACTTCTGCTGGATGGTCCCGATGCGATCCTGCTCCTTCTGCTGGTTGAACTTGTTCATTGCGCTGCGCTCACCCATCTGGGCGGAAAGTTGGGCGATTTGCCGGTTTCCATCCTTCAGCCCGATTTCGCCAAGCTCCATCTTGTCGCTGATCTCGTCGATCTGGTCCTCGATGGAGGGGCCTTTCGGTTGCGCTTGCTGCAAGCCTTCAAGCTGTTTTCTCAGAGACCCCACCTCTGACGATTGCTTGCCGATCATACTCTTTGAGTCGTTGAGCATCTTTTCGAGCTGCGCGATTTTCGCAGCATCCGGGGATTCCGCCGGCTTGTCCTCTGGCTTATTTTCCACAGGGGCCGTTTCTACTGGTGCTTCTTCCGTATTGTCCGCAACCATGGGGTTGACGGGTACGCTTCCAACAGGTTCCTTTTCCATCTTCCTTCTCCTTGGGGGCCTCGCTGGGTTGTCCCCGTCTTTGGTGCTACCCTCTTGTGCAAAAAAAATGGCCCAAACTCAGGCGCATTGCCTGGGTCGGGGCCATCTATTACCGGAATGATCCGGGGGAGGGTTGCCGAAATGCCGGTTGCCCGGCTATGTCACTACCTGCCTAGTTCTTCGATTCCTTTTGCTTTCAGATACTTCTTGTACTCGCCCCTGGTCTCGATGGGCCGCTCACCTTTTGGCTGGAGACATCCCAACGCCTCCGGGTGCCGCAGATACAAGGGAAGCTCGTCGCCCTGAATCCCGCCGATGGAGAGCTGCTTTGTTGCTGTCCCTCCGCACTTGCAGGGCACCGTGTCGGGCTTGTCTGCTACACGAAAGAACCGCTCTTGCTTCTCTCCGCACGGGCAGAGGTAATCATACGCTGGCATTACGAGATTACCGCCCCGCTGATCCCAATGACGGACCACTTGGCGCCAACTGCCGCCAGGATGATGCAGTCGCCAACCGCATCAAAGGTACAGGTCGTTCCCGCGCTGGCTCCGGCAACATTATTGACGTTGGTAAGCGCCATGGTCACATCCCCGCCATCAACAGTCATGGTAATGGTTTTGATTTTCCCCTTCATCACGGCAGAGGGAGCGGCAAGGGTAACAGCCGCAGCCCCGCCAACCGTGTTGTCGATATCGGTGTGGGGGATAGCGTTTGATACGGCATCCCCGGAGTCAATGGTTTCCATATGAGCGGCAACCGTGTCATAGTCGGCGATCTCTGCCGCCACATAGGTTATCACCGCTTTCTGACTCGGCACAACGATGTCGCTGTCCGCAGCCATGGTCCCATCGGTATCAATGGTGGCGTCACCCGCCCTTGAGTCAGCGTATGCCTTCACCGCCTTCTGGGTGGGTACAGCCCCATCGGTGTCCCCGGCAAGCGTTACATCTGTGTCCAGGGCTACCGTCGCCTTATTCCCTCCAACCAAAACCAACCGATTTTCCTTTCCCATACTCATGCTCCTCTCTGGTTATTCCCGGACACAACCGGGTGGTTAAAAAACTGTTTATGCTGCCACTGCCACAGGTGGGGGAGCTGTTGCTTCTGCCACTGTGGCACCGACTCCGGGGCCACCTTGCGCCTGTTTGGCGAATGCGATTAGTGTTGAGATCGTACCTTGGTCCACCCCGGCCTGAATGAACACCTGTGCGGCCTGCTCCAGTGCCGAGCCAGACTCGGCCATCCGCTCCACGATTCTCCGATAATTCGGGAACTGGAGTGTTTCAAGCAATGCCTCGGTGTCTATCCTGCCCATCTTCGCAAGGTCGATGGCCATTTCCTTGATCTGTAGGCTGGTTTGCGGAACAGTCGAACCGGACTCAACAACGAACTGGAATTTGCGCCCGATCAGATCCACTCCCTTTATCCCCTTCACATCATCGTCCACCTTGACCTGTTCGGTGGATACGCCAAAATTCTGGAAGAAGCTGATCGCCGCCCGGCCACGCTGCCGAATGAGATAGTCAACTGATCTGATCTTGTGCCGCATCAGTACGGCGTTTCTTTCTTGTAGAGCCACGATGGCCGAGGCCGCGACAATCCGGTTCGGGGTATCGCCGCGGTCTGCATCTTCGATCTGGTACACCCGGTCGAACATCCCCAGGAGCATATTGTAGAGCCGCGAGGTGTCTGCCGGCAGGCTCGGCACATCCACAAACCTTATCCCAGCCCCGGCTGTCCCGGTCGTGGGGGTTAAAATCAACCCAGGGTTGTTGTTGACATGCGCCACCGTCAGCCCCGTATCCATCGGCAGAACCAAGGGGGGCAGCATTACCCGCGCCAGATAGCGGTACATCCGGCTCAACAACTCGCCGACCTTCTCTGCCAGATCGCCCACCTGCTCCGCTGCGGCAAAGCCCCAGATGGAGGTCGTGTCTTTATAGCTGACCGCCTTCCAAAACGGGAAGTGGTCATAGAGGTAGGTGTTCGCCTGGGCCTCACGCGGGATGGCCGGGTTTACGTTGGGGTTGGGCCGATCCAGCAGGACAAGCCCGCCCTGGTTTGTAAGGGTGACAACCCGAATACCACCTGGGTATTTCAGGGCCTCTCCCACCTTCTTTTTCTTTAAGCTGACCTCTTTGGTCTCGGAATCAAGTGTCGCCACCTCTTCATACACCGGCTCCTTGGCGTAATCCCTTACCCACAACTCCACCGTCAGCGCCCGATCATACGCCCCGTGGGTCTGCTGGCGGAGATCCATCGACTTGTCACCGCCGTAGTTCGAGGGGGCCGCTGAAGCGCCCGGCTTCATCCCGTACAGCGTTGGCCGGTTATCTTCCCGCTCTTCGCCCATGAGCGAATACACATCGTCCGCGCTGACCGTCCCCTCTTCCAGGTCGAACATGGCCTCTATGGCATCTGTCCGCTCTGGGTATGCCTGCCCGACATACGGGGCATCGTTGAGCTCTTCGTAGTATCCAGGGGCGATTACCACGGCGTATGGGTCAACCACCACCACATCGCCGCGCATGTTTTTGAGGTTATAAATCGCCTTTTCCGTGGTGCAACCGTAGATCTCCATGTTGAGTGTCGAGTCAACCAGAGAGTTGTTCTGCTCAGACTCGTTCCACCACCCTTTGAGCTTTGCCGTCATCTTGGCATCGGCGTCGTCCTTGAGCGGCTGGCCTTTTGCGTCAACCAGCACATTCCCCTGCTCGTCCGTCTGGTAACCCCCATCCAGGGAGATCACTTCCGCCACCGGGTTCTTGGCGGTCAGGTTGGCCACCGTGCGGTTGATGTTGGAGAAGACCAAATTTGCCGTTACCGCATGTTTGCTGCCCATCTTGCGGGACGTGGACCCACCCCGCCACATCCGATGATTTTCAAGCCATCGATCAGAAAGCCCAAGCCGTTCTTTCTCCGCCTGAGACGCGACAAACAGATCCCAAAAGAATTTGCCAACCTCCGCATTTCCTTCCGGGGGCAGATTTGACAGGCTCCACTTTTTCATTTACGAATCCCCATGGCCTTGAGCCGGTTGACAACGTGCATGTAGTGGCCAAGCCCGAGAGCTGCCGCAATCTCGCCCGGCTTCTTGCCTTGCTCTTTCATCGCCCTGATCTGCTCGTCAATATCTTGGGAGCCCACAGTTACAACGTGGTTACTTGTGGGCACAGGTGGCTCTGGGTTATATTCTGCAAAGAGGCGGTCCATTTCTGTCTGCTGCTCTCGACAGGCATGTGTTCCGTCCTCTGCGATTTTCCCGCATATTGCGCACACGTCCTCTCCCAGCCTCACTCTACCCCCAACACAATAAGGCGCTCCACACTGAGGGCACTCCAGATCTCCATCCGTCATCCCGGCGTGTTCGGGAAATGAACTCCACCCGTGCCCCTGGTAGAGCGGCTTGAGCCGAAACATCGAGCCGTTGGCCATAGCCAGGCCGTCAAACTTCTCGGTGGTCTCATGGTAACGGCCTCCACACCCACGGCAGATTACATCAGCCATTTTTCTCCCCCTTCAACTCGCTGACCCCGAATTGCGCCCCAAACACCTTATTCTGGATGGATAATGCGCTTGGCATCACGTCCTCCTCTTCCGGGGCTGCAAACTCGTCTATATTCACCGGCCCCTTGCGCTGGACCCTCTTTGCCGGAAACAACCGCTCATGCGCCTCTTTGCGTGTGCGGAACACCAGCCAGCCGGTCACAGCAGCCGAAAGGATAGTCATGCCGCTTGAAAGCAGGCATCCGGCCAGCACCAGCCACAACAGGTCAACAACGGAAACGGTGAGCATCTTTAAAAATCCTTGTTTATGGCCCGGCCAGGCCCTTTATCTCCAACCACCTTCTGCCAGTCCTCTTGGGCTAAAGACTCCGGGATCATCGGCTTCACCTTCACCACAGCGGGGTGCGCTGATTGGATCGCCCGGCCAATGATCGCCCCGTTGTCAATCTCCTCGTCGTGGGCGCCCGCGGGGAACTTGACATACTCATCAAGGATTGCGTCACCCTCTGGCGTGTCCGGTAGCCATACCCGGCCCATCGCCGCCATGCCTTGAAAACTCTGCGCCTTTGCCGCCTTATCCCCACCGTGCGGCGACATGGGGCACACCTGGACAAAGGCCCGCTCATCGAACATCCGCTGCTTAATAAACGGGGCGGCGGACTTGTAATTGTTGTCGTCCTCGGGAAACCACGCGAATGGCTTCCATTTTTTCACCAACCCTATAACCCGATCAGCGGTGACATCCATCGTCTCCCTGTGGCGGAAACCGTCAATCAAATAAAGATCCCCAACGGTGTCCACCCCCCACACCCGAGCAACAGACGGATCGCTCGTCGAGTTGTCTGTCGGGGCATGGTCAGAGGTAAGGTAGCAGTTCAAATTGGCCGGCAGCTCCCGATATCTCTTAAACCACTCCCGCCTCAAAAAAGTCCCGGTTTCGGCAGCGGGCCGCTGTTGAAACAACGCGCTCCAGGTCCGGGGCACCGACTTGAATCCGTTGAAATGCTCCTCGGTGAACCACTCGGGCCAGAGGTATTCACCAGGCTTTCGGCCAAGCGGGTCAGCGGGGAACTCCTCCATATGTTGTGCCGGAAGGCAGACCACATACCACTCTCGCCCATCCCGGCACTGAATCATGCCGGTTTCGCCATTGTAATTTTCCGGAAGGATGCGACCGGCCAGATCATTTTCCGACCATCGCGTTTGAACCAGAAGCTCCCATCCTCCAGGGATCAACCTAGTTCTGATGTCGTCCTGATATGCCTCCCAGGTCTTATTGCAAATTGTTTCCGAGTCGGCTTGTTCGCGCCCCTTTATCGGGTCGTCAATAATGATTCCGTGAGCCCTATTACCTGTGATCCCAGAGAGAATCCCGCCAGCCATATACTCAGACCCGTTTCCAAGAGCCCACTCGTCGGCTGCCGCGGTGTCTGAAGATATTTTTGTATCGAAAATTGCAGTATATTTTGGGCTTCGGACGATCTGTCTGGCTTTCCGTCCATGTTTTTTTGCCAGATCGGAGCCATACGAGGTGAGAATTATTTTTGTCCCTGGCAACTTGCCCATCGCCCAGGTTGGCGCAACCACCGACGCCATCGAGCTTTTTGCTGAGCCTGGTGGCATGAACAGCATGGCTCGTGGCAACTCTCTTAATATAACGCGCTCGATCACTTGCAGCATCAGGCAATGGTGGGCTGCCAATCCCGTTTCAACCGGTTCAAAAACCCACTCGTCTTCATTCTCCGATACCGGCTTGCCGGGAATATCTATGGCCTTCGCGTAATCTAGCAGGCTTTCCGCCGCACGTTTGCGCCTGAGTAGTTCCGCTGCCGCCTGTTGTTGTGTGATGCTACCTGCCACGGGCGATCAGCTCCAGCTCAGAGGTTGACATGGTGAGAATGTTCACTGTGGTTGCCGGGCCACCCGGGGCCTCTGCCTTGCCAAGCACAACCTCTCTCCCCCTGCTTATCGTGTCCGCCCGGTGCTTAAAGTCGATCTGACCTACACACGGCTCTTTCATTGCTGCCTGCACATTTTTTACAGCCGCCTCATTGAAAAACAGAACGTGCTTGGTTCGCTCGTCAACCAGTTCCTCATGCACATCAAGGGCCTGTTCCGTTAGCGTTCCCTTTGCCTCTGCGACCTGCACGGCTGTAGCAATGAGTTGTTCCTTTTCTGTTCCCTTTGCCCACCCGTCAAGATTCGCCCTCTTGCTCAACTGCGTCTTGCTTATTCCCGTCTTGTCGGTGATCTTTGAGAGCGATAAGCCAGCCTCAAAATACTCTCTGGCCCTCCCCCACTGTTCAGGTGTGGTTTTGATATTCGCCATACTCTATCTGCTGCCCCTGCACCCTTTGCACTTCGGGTATCCTCGCTCCATCAACTCAAGGCATGTCTCCGGGTATATCGCGCCCGCTTGGTATGGACACTTTTTCTCAGGCATCTCCACTCACCTCGACAACCCCACCTCCCGTATCCGGGTCGAGCAGTATAGCAATCTCCGCCGCTTCCCTCGGGGTCTTCCCGCACAGCATCGCGGCCATGGCAAACTTTTGGCCCGAACCGATAGCTGCCGGGGAGCCGACCAACACCGGGACGCCATTAACCCCGTACCAGTAGACCTTTCCCTCAAAAACAACCAGGGCGTCGAAGTCTTTATATTCGTGTCCATACTTCAGGCGTGGCATGGGCCGTTGCGCTGACAGCTCCTTCATCATCAACATGAAATCAGCAGCGTCTTCCGCGCACCCTGCCGCACCGAACAATATGCCGAGGCTATTCCGGCCAACCTTCACGGCGTTGATGCGGTCGATATAACCGCCGGACATCTGGGTGTCAGCGGCCATGGTCTTGCCGTCTGTTGCGATAGTGGTCATGCTGATTTCCCGCCCCATAAACGAAAAAGCCCGGACCTCCCATGTTCAGGGAAATCCGGGCCAAAAGTTGCCGCCTCGTAATGCAGACGGAGAATGGTTGCCGACTACAGTTTTATCTTTTCGATGCTCAGTGTTGCGTGGCCGACTGTTCCCTCCGGAGACAGGGGGATACGCACGACCATTTCACATTGCTTTTTCTCTGCCATCCTGCGCTGCAACTCAGCAAAGGCAGACATCATTATCTCGTAAGCCTTGTCAGTTGCAGGTTTACTCATATCCAAATATTACCATAACTTTGTGCTTGATTGCAAACAATTTTATGCGGGACGAATATTTTTATTTTTAGAACAAGAAAGGGGGCAAATACACCGTATTTGTTGCCTTATCTATGCACTGCTGCATCAATGAGGATTTTGCACGCAGTGCCTGATATGCCAGGACCACATAACGGTCCTCTCCAGACAGGCCATGATAATCTGCCAAATCCATCGCGGCTCGCACCATTGGGTCAAAGTGCCGAAGCCTGGATATCTCGGCCCTCATTTCCTCTGGTGTTGATGCGTCTTTTGGTTGCTCAATCTGCATTATTTGCCTCTCCCGTTGAACTCCAAATTAACCATATCCAGCAGCCACACCGCATCTGCATGATTATCATCCTTGGGCGCCACGCCCCACTTCTTCACGAACGCGGCCACCATCTCATCCTTCCCGGCGTTCCCCTTGCCGGTGGCATGTTTCTTGATCGTGCCGGTATGCCTGGTGGTGTGATTCACCCCGTGCTTTGCACAAGTGCTCTGCATGTGGGTCGCGAACCCCGCCGCAACTTCCGTTGCCGCGCCGCCCCGGTGGTGGGCCTCCTCTGCGACGATAATATCAGGCCGCGACTTGGCAATGATCTCCTCCAGCCAAGAGACAAAGCGCAGATAGCGCATCCCTGGGGACTCTCCCCGGCGCAGGCCAAAATTCTCTGTACCGGAGATAGCCGGGTCGTTCATCGCGTAGCCGGTTTTAGTGGCCAAATCCAATGCAAGTATTCTCATTCCGCCGCCTTCCTTTTCCCGCCCAAGCTCACGCCGTGCGATTTATGCCCGTTTGTCCCGCTCACCACAGCAAAACACCGGACACAATATTTAAGTGGCACCTTTCCGTTTCCGGTCCACCACATGGCTTTAAAATGCGTTTTCCCGCACAGCGGGCACCGGCACAGGACCAGCCGCTCCTCTTCCCTGCTCCTCTTCCCTGGTGGTTCGGTGTCTGACCTCATCAGAACGGCACATCATCGCCCATAACAGGCTCGGGAAACTGCTGGTCGTTACCATGGCTCTGGTGCCCCTGTGAGTCGCCGCGAGAAGACAGCATCTTCATGGTGCCCACGTTGATGATCGTCTTGTATTTCGTGGTCCCGTCTTTATCGTCCCACTTCTGGGTTTCAAATTTTCCGGAAACGAAAAGCAGCATTCCCTTGGTGACATACTGCCCGATGATCTCCGCCAGCTTTCCCCATGCCGTGCAGTTGATCCACTCGGTTTTCTCCTGCCTCTCGCCCGTGGCCTTGTCTTTCCATGACTCGGAGCAGGCAATGGAGAAGTTGGCAACAGCGGTTCCGCCCTGGGTATACCGAACTTCGGGATCTTTGCCGGTACGGCCTATGAAATTACATTGGTTCAGCACTGTTTCACCCCATTCCTTGATCGATTTTACCAACGGTATCGTTAATCTGCTCCGCAAGAGACCTGTCCATGGCGTGACCGTTTCGTACTGTTGCCCTGGCCCTGGCCTGGCCGGTAGGGATTATCGGGATGGTGAGCTTCACTTATCGTCCTCCGCATGTGGGTCTTTCTCCAACCCAGAACACCGCCAAGGTGATTGAACTTCATTCAGTTACCTCACGGGCTGCGTTGAAGCCAGCCTCGGCAGCACCAGAAAGCTCACCCACCCAATATCCCCTGGCCTCACACCACTCCTTAAACGTGGCATACTTATTATGTTGGCGTGTTGACGATTTCCTGATCGTCTTGTTCGTAACCTTCTTCTTCCCCGCCGCCTTGGCGGTGTCAAGATGGACAGCAAGCACGCTCCCGGCCCCGCTGCCGTGTTTTCGCAGCGCGGCAATGGCGACATGCGCGGCAACCTCTCCACGGGCCACCATGCCCTGCACATCGCTGTTTGATTCGGCAAGAAAAACCATGTCGTGGACATGCTGCCGGGTTTTTCCCACCTTGTCGCCAATCTCCCGCTCGTCAAAGCCGAATGCGGCCAGCTTGCGATACTGGAGCCCCATTTGCAGAGGAGTCAGGTTCTTGCCTTGGGAACTGGTCAGCATGTGGGCGATACGATCCGCATCATTGCCACGGAACTGCACCACGTCTACCCGCTTTATCTCCTGCCCGCCCTCGATCAGCTCCCGGATGGCTGCCAGACGATGGTGGCCGTCAACCAGGATAATCCGGCCATTGTCAACCCGGACAAACAGCGGCGGGAGAATCGAGCCGGCCAGCATCGACGTTTTCATGGCGCCAACATGCTCCTGGTCAATCGGGCGGGCGTTGAAACCCGGCTCGATCTCGATCTTGTGCGGGTCAACCTGGAACTGCGTGGTCTTCTGGATTCCCTCAATCTTTCGCTCGGCAAGCACTTTGAGCGATACCGCGCCCGCCGTGTTGCTGTTTTCTGCTGTGGTCATGTGCCCCCCTTTTTACTGGCCGACAACGCGAAGCTGCGGCCTTTGTTTTTCCTCTGCCAAAACTATCTCCCTGGCCTCGGTGTCGCTGATCCCTTTATCGAGCATCACCGCTACAACCTTTTTGGCGAATATCCTGGCTGCGTTTGCCTCTGGAGTGTCTACCCAGGCCTCTTCTTCAATCAGCCCGGCAACCGGCTTTTTAGGTGGGTTCCGGCATATCTCTTCATGGCAGGCAATAAGCTCATGGACAGCCGGGATGCCCTCGTATCTCTTCCTTGCCATCCTCACCGCGGTAAGAAAGTTTTCGGCAGACCACCCCATGTCCTCGAAGTCTTCAAGGTACTCATCCGTCAAAATTGCCAACTGCGCTCCCGTTTTGCTGTGAAATTTGGAGCGGATGTGTAATCGCTGGATCTGATCGCCCACTATTTCCCTGGTCAGAGTCGCCATATTTTTTCCTCAAAAGATTTCGCGCCATTGCGTCATTTTCCAAAACCTGTGCCTGGTGTACGGTGTTCGCCCTGATTGCGGTTCCTGGCTGTGGGGGTGCTCGGCGCGGCCTGTTCTGCTCACCGCCAAGCCACCGGGTTATGTGCCCCCTGATTCCAGCAGCGGTTTTTCTCTTGGCTGGGTTGTCCGTGTTCCACTGCCGGATTTCCTTGAGTGCCTGGAGAACATCAACCGCCTGGAAGGTGTCTTGCCATTGGTCGATGTCAATCTGGGTGATGTTGAAATTACCGTCCCTTTTTATCAGGGGGATGGTGAGTATTGCAGGCTCGACAATTTCCGGCAAAAGAACGGCTGGCGATGGGCCGGATTCTTCCGGCTCGGCGCAAGTCTTTTCTTCAGGAATCAGTGAATCAGGAATCAGTAACAAGGAATCAGGAATCAGGGGGATATTCACCGTTACTTCACCGTGAATATCAGGAGTATCAGAATTACAACAAGATAAGGTGCGCTCTGGAATAATTGACTTCTTTTCCGTGTGGTGCGGCTGCTGGTGTTTTTGGAAGTTTTCGATCTGAATATACTGCTCACCGTCAACCACATATCTATCCACAAACTTTAACCGTGCAAGTTTCGTGAGTTCACCGTTAACGTCGCAATCATAGTAAGGGAACAGTTCAGCTTTAATTAACCTGGGCTTATCCTCAAGACGGCCATCTCTATCCGCAAGGCACCACAACCCAGCAAATAGAAGCTGGGATACAGGGCCAAGGTCTGCAAGATCGTAGTTTTTAAAGAACCCTGGCTTGATATTTCTTGACCTAGCCACTACTCACCCCTCCTCTGAACGCACAAAAACCCCTACCAACGGCACAAGGCGGGAAGGCGCAGGGGCCAGACCTTGAGAGACGTCCGTTGGTAGGGGTTTTTCTATTTTCATTATCCGCCTTTTCCCTTTATGTTTGTATCAACTCCCCAGGGGTCCAGGCTGGTTCAACTCGCTGATAAGGACATTTGACACTTCAACCAAAAAAATATCAATGGTAATAAATAAAAAGATCAGTGCTTATACACGAAACATGAATGGTTGTTCATAATTACAACCGTCAAATTAAGTTTTTGTCTTTCGCCATCCACTCCGGCATCGTCACCACCACCGTCTGCCCGACCTCGCCCTCATATTCAAGCTGCGATTTCGGCAGCCACTCGGTTACATCTCCGTCCGTTACCTGGATGGCACGCTCTGATTCCCGCAGGATTTCTACTGTGATTTCGGTTGTGGCTTGGCTCATGCGGATACCTCTGGAAACGCTTGGCCCTGCAACTCTTCCGGGATCGGTGCGCCTGCGCTCATTTGCTTCATAAAGAATGGGGTGCCGGAAACAGCACATTGCGCCTTGAGATATCCGGCCCAATCTTTTTCCATGATCCGAGCTTCCGGCCCCGATTCTCCCCCACAGATAACCCAATGAATCTTTGGATTATCATCGGCATGTTCGTGGACACCTGGGGTTTGATAAACTCCAGCCAAGGCGTCGTATGTTGCAGCTCCGCCCAAATCAATTCTTGTTAAATCGACCTCACCAACCATGGGCTCAACGGAAACAAAAAGAACTGGTGCCCCATGGACAGAAAAAAGGATAGGAATACGCTTGTTTGCCACCTCCTGATTCTCGGCGGTAACGCCAAGCCACACGTTTTTAAATGGCCATCCGACAGGCAACCGACCGGCGATGTTCTCTGGCCGCTTCGTGAGTATCTGGTATGTCAGGTGCGGAGTCTTGCGGATGATCTCCCACGCCTCGTCGCGCCACGGGTCAGCTTCCTTAATGAAGAAGTCTGACCATGAGCAGATAAATACCTTGGCCGGTTCTTTCCATTTCAACGGGAGATTGAAGGTGGCAGGCTTGGAGCGGATCACCGTTGCCGGGTCTTGCCCGTACCTGTTTTTGTCCCGGTACATATAGCAATTCATGCAGCCAGGAGACACCTTATGGCAACCCTGCCATGGGTTCCATGTGTTGTCGGTCCATAATATTCCTGAGTTCTCAGCCATTTTGTTTCCTCCTACCTATAAGCCCCGGCCCAGATAGCAAAGAGATTCACAACTAGGGCCAGGGTTAAAATTGCCATGGTTCTGCGCTGCCAGGTGGTCATAATTAAAACACCACCTTTTCATCAACGCACTGCTCATTGTCCGGCTCAACCCGGAAGGAAATAATCAAACCCAACTCAAAGGCATCTTTGAATATGTCGTGGAGTTTTGTCTTGGGGTTCTGGAATTTCTTTCCAAGAATCTCCAGCTTTTTCCCATACTCGGCTAACCCGTTTGTTTCTTGAGTGCTCATGCCTTTATAATCCTCCTTTCAAACCTGTTTGCCAGCGTCCGCATGATCCCTCGGTGCGTGTAAAACCGCTGGTCCTCATCGTTGATAAGCTCCCCGTTGATCCGCAACCTGCGGTCGATGTAATCGTGTCAGGGGCCGCACCCATCGGCCACCGCGAAGTCTGGGGCCTTGGTGCCGTTGCGATCCTCACAAAGAGGAGAATGACAGGGAACGGTTGTCTCGGTGCCGCCGATACACACGCCTGGAATCTCAAGGGTGCAATACTGGCCATTGGCCGCATCGGTGAGCTTCTTGTTTCTGAAAGGTGCGCTCATGCCATCCCTTTTCTCAGATGATCGACCAAATCATTCCCGATTTGCGGCACCAGCTTTCGGAGCAGAGTTTCGCGTGGCATCGCCCGCAGACCACGCTCAGAAATCATGTAGGCCGAGTGCGGGCCGGCGGAATATTCCAGATGCACTGCGGCCTGAAAAGTTTCCCTGTTTTCTTTCAGAAACACCCGGAGTGCCCACAGGTCTATTCTCCGAAATGCTATTGAATCTGGCCGGTCATCCCCAACAACCACACCTAAATCCAGGGGAGGGAACGCCTCTGCTCGGCATCTATCGCGTGGCCCAACCCCCATCAACTTCTTTGGCGGCAGAGCAATGGAATTATGGCAGACTGATTCAATTATGGCCCGCATCTCAAGCATGTTGACCCTTGCATCTTTCAGCTCTGCCGAATAATAATTCATCAATTCGGCGCTCAGTTGTTGAGCTTGCTTCCATTTCACTATCTCTTCCAGGTGCTTCCGCTTCTGGTTTCTTCCGTATCTCCGAGACATCATCTCCCCCTATCGTCCGGATGCGGCAGCCTGATCGCAAGCCCCGCCGCCTCCCGCTCAACTTCGTTCATAAATTCCGACATCTGCTTGATGCCGGCCTTGGTAATCGACGTTTCCTTGACGATATGCCGCCACAGCCTGTCGGCCTCTTCTTTCATCCCCATGGCCCGCACAGCATCAAGCGACGAGACCATTTCAGCGTATTCAATGTCATCCCGGATGAAGATAGGGACAAGATGCCGCTCTTTGCTTTGCTCGTGCATGGCATCCTTGGTCATGCCAAGCTCTTCGCCGATAATTCCCATCCACTTGAAGTACAGCCCGCGCTGTTCTGCGCTAATGTCCTTCTTTGCCTCACGGATGATGATCTCATGGACAGGCTCCATGGGTAGCCCAGCAATAATCGCCTGCGCCCTGGCGGCAAGCTCCGGGGTTCTGATGGTGAGGGTTTGCTTCATGCGCCGGCCACCATATCCATGGGGCTGATTACCCCGGCACCGCGGCTCATCACATGCAGGTATATCTGCGTGGTGCGGATGTCGTCGTGGCCCAGGAGATCCTGCACGGTGCGAATGTCAACCCCGCTTTCGAGCAGGTGCGTGGCGAAGGAGTGGCGAAACGAATGGCAGGAGGCCATCTTGTTGACCTTTGCCCGCCGCACTGCCAGCTTTACCTGCCGCTGCAAGGCCGATTCGTGCAGGTGGTGGCGGTAGAAACATCCGGTTGGCTTGTCCACGCACAGGCGGGAAGCGGGAAAGATGTACTGCCAAGCCAGTTCCTTGGAGGCGTTCCGGTATTTGCGGGCCAGCGCCGGTTCCATGGTGGATCCCTCGTAGCCGTGCGCGAGATCGTCGGCAAGCAGGGCCTCCGCCCGGGCGACATGCGCCCGCAGGCGGTCCACCGCCGAGACAGGCAAAGGGACGATCCGGTCTTTTTGCCCCTTGCCGAATTTGACATGCAGGGAGGCGCGGTCAAAATCAATCTCCTTGACCCGCAGACGGCAGCACTCCATAAGCCGAAGGCCTGAGCCGTAAAGCAGGGCAGCCATAAGCGCATAGGGCTCCGGGAGCAGGGAGATAACCCGCTTGGCTTCGGCACGACTGAAGACCACCGGCAGGTTTTTCGGCCGCTTGGCCCGAACGAACTGGCTAAAATCCCCGACCTCAACCTGGATCACATGCTTGTAAAGAAAAAC